GGCTTTTCATAGTCAGACGTGAAAGTTATCGGGGCAATCAAAAAAACGCGCCAGACAGGCTCCTACATGCCTTTCCAGCGATGATAGTAGCTAGATGGGCGAATGCCAACGACTATTTGCCTAATCTCAGGGCTGATTAAGACGAAAGCAAGATGTGTGAGACAAAAAACGCTTCGACTATCACTTTCGGAAACGGCTTTCAAATTTTTGTCCCCTTTCCCCCTTGTTTCCTCTTCCCCCCTTTTATCCCCCTCTTTCCCCTACAACCCCTATTACCCCCTATAATCCCCCTAACATCTTCCGTGCTCCCCCTTTCCCTCCCCGTATGTTTAGCGCGTCCGCGGGCGTTATATGCGCTAGCGCGCGCGTTGACGGAGCCGGGTGTGCCATGATAGTTCAAAAGTGAATAAATAACACTTATGCGAAATTGCAAGCTGGTTACCATCTATCTCCAAAAGCTACACCGTTAGCCAGCAGAGCAGACCGTAGGCAAGAATTGGCGTGAGGTTCGGATTGGTGGATGGTCTGCGACTATTCCAGACATGGAAAATTGACTTCATTTTGTAGTCAGTTGAATATGTACAAATGTTGCGTAGCGGTATGAACGGTTGGTTACAGATTGAAAGCGGCTGACCAGCCGGATAGTCTTATTGGATAGTTAAAATTATTGAGGTATTTACCGAATGGATAATCCTAGTTGGTTGATATGATACGATTGTAGTTATTGGCAATTAAATCGGAGAAGAACGAACCGAATCAGATGATACAACTATTCCATTGGAATAATAGTTAAAAAGATTGAGTAATTGTTTGCGACTATTATAATAAGTACGATGGATAAAGATTTTGAGGTAATATGATGTGGATTAAAATTAACAGGTGTCAAGACACATATTGATTTTGGGGAGGTCGGATGGCTTAGCGACTATCGCACCTCTCTTTCTTTAAAAGGCGAACGACTATTTCACACAAAAAATACACGACTATTTGACGAAGGCTCGTAAGAAAACGCTACGACTATTACTCTGCGACTATCAGCGGACTGCTCATTACTATACAATATATAGGACTTTCAAAAGCTAGTCATCTGATGACTTTACGACTATTCCACGACTATTTTATCGGAGAAACTACGACTATTGGCTACGACCATTCCAAAAGCTGTTACGACTATTCCAGCCGGGACACTACGACTATTGCTGACCTCTATTGGCTATCGGGCGAAAGCCCGAAAAGAGATGCGGCGCAAGCCGCCAATGGTTCCGCGCCGCCCCGCCGCTGGACTGCCCCGTTGGGTGTAGGGTGCCAGACTGACCCGGTGCGCCCTGACCGCTGACCGGTGCCAGATTGCAAGCCGCCGGGCTGGCATGGTCTGTGGTGTGCTGTACTGTCTGGCATAGATCTATAACAGGTGGGCACCGTTGCGCCTTATATACCTTATTATAATAGGGCGGCTGTGCTGACCTGTACAGCGTCCCGGCGTGGTGGTGGTATCCTGGTATGCGCTGGAGGCAATGCGGCGCTGTGATGTGCTCCAGCGTGGTGCAGGCGGTATTATAGCCGCTTGTGTCGGTCTGGTATCTGCGGTGGTGGGATTGGATAAATCGCAGGAAAAGCGCCTGTAAAGCCCTGCGCGCTGTTTTGTTGCGTGGGCGGTATAACTGCATTAACGGCGCAAAACGCGCTGTAAACGCTTGTGCGTGGCCGTATTGTAGCAGAGCAAAATAAAAGCCCTGCACTTTCAGCAGGTGCAAGGCAAAAGAAAAGCCCCGCCACGTGGGCGGGGTGAAATATAGTGTTAGTTGGAAAACTCCATGATTTCGCGTAGAGCGTCCGCATAACACTCTTTGTAGAGGTCTGCGCCGTAGTTATTGCGGATTTCGTCGAGTTTTTCCGCGTCGAAAAGCTCCGTAAACGGTTCGTATTTGTGCGGAGCAGAAAGACGGGCGTTGATGATTTCGTTGTAGCAAAGCCAATATCCATCGGGCATCATTGTGGGTCCTTTCTGCCCTCGTACCTCCGGGGCGGGGCTTAATCTAATATTGTGTCAGTGCTGATTGCGCCAAATGTTATAATCTGCTGCCGTCATAATGGTATAACCTCCGCAAACCTTGACAACAACGCAATCACCGTGGCAAGCCTTGCGTGCATAGTATCGGGTGGTATATAGTCCGGTGATGGGGTCGATACCCTTAGTGGTGTTAATAGTCATTATATAAGCCCTCCTTACTTGGACGCCTTAAACAACGCCGAGAAAAACCAAAAAAAGAACAGGATGCCGGAAAATATCATTTTGTGATTGCCTCCCAGTCGTAAGTATACCAAACGCCAAAGTGGCAAAAAGAGCCTTTTGCGGTTGTACTACACTCAGCAGCGACGCGGCCATTTATAACAACCAAACACATAATTTACACCTCCCTTATACCACGCTAAACCGCTTGTATGTGGTGCGCTTGCTGCACTCGGCGTAAATATCCGGGTGTGCTGCCTGTAAAAGCTTGTTATCGAGCCGGACGCTCTGCACGTCCTTGTAAATGGCTTTTGCTGTGCCCTGCACCATTTCGGGCGCGCCGTGCATCATGTCAATGATTTCAGCCTTTACGGCGTCGTTCATTGCTTCAAGCTCTTCAATTAACCGCTTGTTTTCGCGGTATGCGTTCACTTTTTCTTCAAACGTCGTCATTTTTTGAATCCTCCTTATTAGCTGTTAAGAAATGCAATCATAACAAGTGCGCCGCTGATCATGCCGCCGATGTACCAGAGGGCTGCCCACTGGGTAAAGTCTAATGTGATCATTTTGTTATACCTCCGTGTTTTTGCCGTTGGGGTTAATCCAATCGTTCTTGATGTCGTACCGCTTGCAGTAGCGATAAAGGTTAATCAGTTGCACAAAGTCGCCAGCGCTTATATATGCTTCGTTGTCCGGTGCATCGAGGGAACAAATAAGGGTCGTTCCGTTGTCCTCCCGCTGCACAAGCTCCAACTTTCTGCCGTTGTTTACTTCGAAAACAAGTTTGTTCATACGTTGCACACCTCCCATTAAAACCAATACAATAAATTCATATCGGTGCCAGGCTTGGTGATTTCTCGGATGCAAGGATACAAGCCGTAACTGTCGATTTGCAAGCCGTATGTTGCAAGCTCTTTGTCGAGCTTTACGCGCCGCTTTGCAAGCTGAGCCTGTCGGGTTTTGAGCCACTCGGAATTATAATGGCGGCTGTCGTTGTCAAGCTCCCACGCTCTTGCATCTGCAAGCCCCCAACGCTGCACGCTGTCAAGGAGCTTTCTTGCTTTTTCGTATGCCTCAGTGGGTACGCGGTCAGCGGCTTTATCTGCGGCGGTTGTCAGCGCGTCAAGCGTGGCAAGGTCAAACGCGGCGCGGGCTCTGTTGTACCATACACACGCGCGATGGCTGCGGCCTTCGTAATCTCCCGGAATGGGGCGGGCGGTATAATCGATCTCTTTATTGTTCATCATGGTTTTGTCCTCCTGTTTTAGTGTATTGTGGTTGTAGTCCATATTTATCTGGACTGATTATATTATATCCATATATATATGGATTGTCAATGCTTTTAGCAAAATATATCCATATAAATATGGATAAAATTGAATGTCCGAAATTGTACACTTTGCCGGACACATTGCAGGCAGTCCAGCATCCGCCGCCGTCCCGATTTCCCTGCGCAGCGTGTCCAGCATTTGGGCGTGTGTGTCGGTGCGTGGCTTGCTGTGGGCGGTCTGGCTTGCATCTGGCACGGTCTGCGCTGCTGCCTGTGCTGTGCAGTCTGTCCGGGTGCGCTGGGGCCACCTGAGGGGAATGGGGCCAGAGGACCGGGTGGGGGCGGTGAGTCCCGTCTCCTCCGACCAAAATAAAAAAGGCACTTTCTTTGCCAATACCCACCCCACCTTCACAAAACGACGCCCATCCGATTGTGCAAGTCTCCAAATTTTCCGAAAAATACAAAAAGACCCCTCTTCCGGTCTAATCTGTGCTATACTTGACCGTAAGAAAGGGGCATTGTGAAATGGCAAAACTCGTAAAGTGTAAACACTGCGGCGCAAGGATAGCGGCTACCGCTAAAACTTGTCCACAGTGTGGTGGAGAGAATACACCGCCAAAGCCAGCTTATAAGCGGCTGTGGTTCAAAATCCTTATGGTAATGTTCGTATTGGCTTTTATTATGGATTTAATAAGCCCTCGTAACAAAACAAATACTGCGGCTAGCTATGAAAGCAAAAAAACAACATCATCCGTTGCATCATCTGCAAAGGCAGAATCCGAAAGTTCGTCTGCTACTTCGGAAGAACCTGTGAAAGAGGACGACTCTTTTATTCTAGTTGATGAAGTTCTTGGCGATTACGGAAAAGAAGAAACGAACAAGAGTGGTTATAAATATATCTGGTACATGGTTCCGGCTGGCACATACGAAGTTGAGAATCAAAACAAAGAAGCTACAGTATTTGTGGTGTCTGATGCAAACTCTGATGATGTGAGCGACGTGCTTAAATTTGAAAAAGCTGGTGAAAGGCAGAATGTTACCGTTAAAGACGGTTATCATATCGAACTTTCGATTAGCACGGAAATTCTATTAACGCCAGTTAAATAAATGGAGAAATGCAAAATGAGCTTTATAGGAGCAATAGGAGCCATCGCAGACCTTGTAGAAGGATAATCACATAACACAAAAAGCCAGCGGCTAGATGTTCTCTAACCACTGGCTTTTCTTATGGGCTATTTACGATTTAAGTGTTGGAAACATGATAGGAGCGCTGACTTCTTCCTTTTCCCTGAGAATGTCGAGCAAACAATCATTGTATCCCATTGAATAGCTGTCCTCGCAAAAATGTTGTACGGACGTTGCTAGCGCTACACTTACAACTTCTCTTGACCGCTTATCCTCTGGCATGATGATTTCTAATGCCTGATTAAGGATTTCATGGCTTTTTTCTAAAACGGCTTTGTGCTCTTCATTCTCAGCTTGTAGCCGAAACATTTCTTCCGAGTAGTCCATCAGCACGTCTCCATTCTGATTTGCTCGCCAACAGGCAGATAGCCCGCTTCTTTAAGCTTGCTATAAATGAACTTCTGACCGGCTCTCGTCCAGCGGGTGACCTCTTTCGTCTTGCCGTTCGGCAGCTCGATCGGATGCCCGACAACGTATCCGTTTCCAAGATACTTCTGGTAAGGAATCCACTGTTTGTTCACAGTATGTTGGATGCCAAGCCCTCTAAGAATCTGGTTCAGCTTTCGTGCGCTCATGCCGTAGTTCATGGCAATCTGCGTGGTAGTCAGGCTTTCATCGGAAAGCAGCATCGCCTTTGCGTAGTCGGAATCAGGCTTCATCTTGGCGTTTTCCGCTTCCAGATCCTTTACTTTCTTACGTTCCGTGTCGATAACACTGTTAGCGGCAATCAGAGCGCGGCTCAACAGCATCTCTGTGGATTCCGGCTCCGGGTTGGTCAGCTTCTGCTCCATCTGATTGAAAGCATCAATGTACTTGAGTTTCCATTCAAGGGCTTCCTTGCCTGTAAATCCCATAGCAAGGAGCGTAAATCCATCGCGATTCATCAGATACTCAGGTAGCGCTTTGTTTTGGACTGAAAGGTACTCCGATTTGAAGAACATAGAGGACAGTCCAATTTTGGGCTCTCCTTCCATCAAGTTTTCGATGTCGCGAAGAACGTGCTTGTGCTCTTTTCCAAAGTTCTTCGCTACTTCACGGCTGGAAACGACAACTTGTCCGTTTTCGCTAATAAGATTGATAGCATATTTAACCTTTTGTTCCATAAAAACTCCTATGGTTCTTGCGGAACAAGCCAATTCCTGCTATAATAAGGCTGGAACAGCTTGTTCCAGTGGCTTTGATGATACGTTCGCTGTGGTCGGCAAACTTTAGCGAGCGTATCATTTCTTTTCATTAAGCATCGGATGAAGCAAGAAGAACGATTCTCGCAGCGCAGAAGACAAGGAAACCATGTTCTTGATGCAGTAATCTTGCAAGTGATTGAACTGGCGTTCCGTCAAGCTGATAGTTAATGTGCGATTGTATCTCTCAGCATAAGGATTGCTCATATTAGCCCACCCCCTTTCGATTGTTGGTGATATTAGTATAACTATGTTTTGTGCTAAGTCAAGGTATGAAACACTATCCGTAGTACTGCTATCTGTACTATCTTCCCGTTTTCTGCATTTTTCACAAAACTTAGCTATCCTTTTTGGCCGCTCCCGCTTCGTACCCTGCCCGGTAGTTCAGTTCGGACAGCTTACCCAGCGCTTCTGCGTACTCCATGTCCTCGCTGGTCGGTTCTTTGCCGTGGGCGAGGGTTTTCAGAAATTCTTCGGTTGTCGTGGGAAAGTTCATGTTTTTTGCTCCTAACTCTTGCGGAGAGCAGCCCTTTTTGGTATAATAGATTCCGAAAAGGGAGACTGCCCCCTTGGTGGTTGCAGGTTCTCGTTTCGTGATGTGGATAAGCTATCAGTGGCTTCGTGGTGGTTGCGGCTGGTAGCTTATTTTTTTTTATGCCTTGATGTTCTCAACGTAGGATGCTACCCACTCGATACCCATGCGGATAACATCGACCTTTGAGATGCCCAATGCCTTTGCGCTGCTCTCCATGCTTGCGATCTGGCTCTCTGTGAGCCGAGTGCTTATCATGCGCAGCTTATCACGTTCCGAGGTTTCTGCTCGTCTTGCCAAGCCTATCACCTCGCTTTCGCTGAAACAAGTATAAAGCGTGAAAATATGCTTGTCAAGACCCAAAGTTTTACGGAAATGAAGTTTGGCAGAATTACTCCTTATTATAGAAAATTTTCTACCTGATTGTGATTAACTAAGTAAACATCCTTATACTACTCTAGTATGTATAAATACATACTAGAGTATATTTATATATAATATAAGCGCAAGCAAAGAAAGTCCAGAAATATCTTGACATCCAGAAATATCTTGATATAATAGAATCAAGAAAGGATGGCGAAGAAAAATGACGGCAAGTGAAGCGATAAAGGAAATTTTGAAATTGAAGGAATTGAACCAAGCGAAGTTAAGTGATATGCTTGACATTCCGCTTAAAACCTTGAATGAACGTCTAAGGCACAAAAACATTAGTGTCAACAAACTGGATGAAACACTAAGGGTTATGGGATACAAGATTATGGTAGTCCCTCGTGAGACAAAAGTCGAAAATGGGTTTGACATCAAGTGATGGGTGAAAAAAATGCGTTACTTCTTAGCTAGAGTGTCTAGTAAGGAGCAAAGCCTTGCAAGACAGCTTAAAATCGCACGAGATCGGTTCGACATCCCAGATGAGAATGTATTTTGTGATAAAATGACAGGCAGCAGCTTTGATCGCCCGCAATATAAACGATTGAAAGAGACTGTCAAGGCTGGGGATGAAGTCATCGTTAAGGAATTTGACCGATTCGGGCGTGACAAAGACGAAATGAAGCGAGAACTTCAATGGTTCAAAGAAAAAGGCGTGATTGTTCGCATTCTCGACATTCCGACCACGCTTATTGACTTCCAAGACCAGACATGGGTGCTGGAAATGGTAAACAACATCCTTATTGAGGTTTTGGGCGCGGTAGCTGAACAGGAGCGCAAGAAAACCAAGCAGCGTCAGGCAGAGGGTATAGCTGCCATGCCTATTGTTGATGGCAAAAGAGTGTCGGCCAGAACAGGCCGTAGCTTTGGCAGACAGGAAAAGCAAGTTGACGAGCAGCAGTTTGAAAGCCTATTAAAACAACAGCAAAAAGGCGAAATTACCGTGAAAGAGTGCTGCAAGCGGCTTGGCATCGGAAAATCTACTTGGTATGAACGTGCTGAAAGATACGCAAATAAAAATAGCGGCAGCCCAACCACAAGCCACCGCTAAGAGTACACCAAACCAACCAAAACAGGAAAAAGAATGGTGCAACCACAGTATACCATTCTTTTGGAGGAACATCAATATGAGTAAGAAACAAAAGATGGATTTAACTGAAAAGCTAGAAAATATTCATGGCGGTAATTTGATTGTTCAAGATGGAACAACAAAGCTGCGTTCAATTTTTGATTTTGTGAAATACGAAGAATTGTTTGCTTTTGTTGAAGGATGTAAATTAGCAAATTCCATTCTGATTTTTGAAAATGAAGGATTGACCATTAAACCAACTGAATCAAACTTAGGGCAGAATATCCAGTTGGCTATGTATGCCAGCATTTGCGAAGATAGCACGATGGTAAAACAATATCTTGATTACATTATGAAAGTTGGTTGTAATGGCAAACGTGAGCCGACATTATATAAAGAATGACGCTGCCAAGCAGCTTGGCGTGACCCGCCAGACATGGTATCGGATTGCTGAACAGAACAGGTGAAAGGAGCGGCTTATGGAGCAGTATGTCAAACTTGAAGAATTGGTTGATTTCCTTAAAATATGCTTTAAGTTCAAGTGGGGCGATGAAAACGAAGATGAAATAATGGCTCGCATAATGACTACGCTTTATCGGTTCAAAAAGTTTACAAAGGAGCAAATCGTTCGAACTTCTTGGGAAGAAGCAAAGTATTATGATTTACCAGATGATGAAGCGATTGCAATAAATATGGATGTCTCTTCGAGATATTATGGGTGGCAAGCGATTGGAAATCTTGTTAACAGAGGCGGCGAAGTTTATATAGACTCTGATGATTACGAGTGGCCTGTCACTCATTGGATGCCGCTTCCGCTAAAGCCAGAGGTTTAATATGAAAAACGTAAGAACGGTTTGTTTTATTGGTGAAGAATTTTGCAACGACCTTTATCGTTGTAAAGAAAACGGAAAAGTATATGCAAGGCAGCGCTGCGATGATGAGTATGTCAGATGGCTTACTACAAGCAAATGTGGCGATGGCTATGAACCTGAATCTCCACTAAAAGTAGGCTTAATTATGCGTGTGGTGAGTAAAAATGCCGTTGATTTTGAAGAAGAAATCGTTCGCATAGACGGAATTGGAGATACTTGTGCGATTAAAAAGCATAAAATGAGCTGGGAATGAAAGAAGGCAGTTGATAATGGCTAGAATTGAAATATCAAGAGAAGATTGCAAACGTCTTTTAGGATGGAGAGATAGCCATAAAGATCAAGTCAGAAGTTATACCCCCGCTTTTGATTCTTCGGTTATCGTTGTAAGCGACGATGAAGAAAAACTGCATACAATAATTAGAGCGGAAGAAAACAATCAGCTATTTACCGTCTTGTTTAGAGTTTCCGTTGGCGGCGATCTTCTGCTTAAATTCTTGTGGCATCGAATCTCGCAAAAAGTTGATGTATTTCTTAGTAAGCTACCAGATCGAGAGAAAGAAGAAAATATTCAGAGCGCTGTTTCTGTTTACGCTTCCATAATGGCTTACATGAGCGAAAAAAGACCAGTTGAATACGTATCGCTTGACAAGAAAATTCTTTCAAAGAAAGAATGCGCTAAAAAATCGAGAATCCAAAACAGTGAAAGCATTGTCGTCAAAAACTCATCTCCGATAAGAAAAAATATAAACAATCAACCACCCAAGCGCTCTTATACAAAACCAACTAAAGCTGTGAATGTTCGTGGATTTGTTAGACACTATAAAAACGGAAAGGTTGTCTATATAAAGCCTTTTACAAGATATTCAAATTGCATTGACCCAATTAAAAATAAAACGTATAGGATTGTAGTATGAAAATGAGAGACAGATTGGAACGGATTGAGCTTCGCTTCCTAGATTTTCTGAACGATAATATGCCAATGATAATGATTGATTTCGCATTGATTTGCGGGATGTTCTTGGCGAAAATGCTTGATATATTTGTTTTTTAACAGATTTTAACCAAAAAGAATAAAATACTTTTTGTGCAGTTGTAGGCACTCTTTACATTTTCAGGTAGGGGGTGCCTATTTTTTATGCAGCCAAAGCAGTGTATCGCCATCATCGACAGCATCAAATCGTATGCAAAGCAGAATCCGACCGAAGCGCAGGTCTATGAGGACTGGTTTCAGGCGGTGGTGAACCTGAGAGATGCTTTGCCACAGGACAAGCGGTTCGATGCCTACAAATACTCTGGTGAGCTGCGCTCTGTCTGTGCAGCCATGATGGGCAAGATGAAAACAGGCGAGGACGTGGCGAAGGTTTATGACATTATCGGCCGGACGTACCTGTTTGAAGCAAAAGATGTGTTCGACAGCTATTGCATCTATCTTGAATGGAACCGTGCGCCGGAGAAGAAGTTCTATCAGCCACGCAGACGCATTCTCCACACGCTTGTTAATGACCTAGAGGATTTATTTTTCCATCGTGTAGATTTCTTGGGGATTTCTATGGCTCCGAGAACAGGAAAATCAACTCTTTGTATATTTTTCATCACATGGCTAATGGGCAACCGCCCTGACGTTGCATCGGTTATGAGCGGACACTCTGACAAGTTGACCAATGGTTTCTACGGTGAAGTGCTGTCCATCATCACCGACCCTGTGACCTACAACTGGGGCAAAATCTTTCCTGACGTTCAGCTTGTGGACAAGAGTGCAAAGGACGAAAGCGTTGACCTGAACCGGAAGAAGCGTTTCCCAACACTGACTTGTCGCTCCATAGGCGGCACGTTGACTGGTGCTGTTGAAATTGGCGAGGGCGGCGTTCTGTACAGCGATGACTTGATCGAGGACTTGGAGGAAAGCTTGAATGTTGAGCGTTTAAACAATAAGTACGATGCCTATCTGAATCAGCTGAAAGACCGCAAAAAGCAAGGCGCATTAGAGCTGATGGTCGGCACACGCTGGAACGTGCTTGACCCTCTGGGACGCATCCAGAATCAGTATGCAGACAACCCGAAGTATAGATTCCGGGTTATTCCTGCGGTGAACGAGAACGGACACAGTAACTTCAATTATGACTATGGCGTCGGTTTTGACGATGCCTACTATGCCGATATGAAAGCCAGCATTGATGATGCAACATGGTGGGCAAAGTACATGGGCAAGCCCTATGTGCGTGAAGGTCTGTTGTTCCCTGCTGATGAACTGCGGTATTTTAACGGCGTTCTGCCTGATGGGGAGCCTGATCGCAAACTCATGGTCATGGATATTGCATGGGGCGGCGGTGACTTCACTGCCTGTCCTATCGCTTATGTGTACGGTGATGCTGTGTTTATTCCTGACCTTGTGTTTAATAACGGCGATAAGACCGTGACTAGACCGGAAGTCGTGGGAAAAATCATCCAGCATAAAATCAACGTGGTGCGTGGCGAAGCCAACAACGGCGGTGATGAATATTGTGACGTGGTGGACAGCCAGCTTCGGCAGCAGGGGTATCACTGCTCTGTTCGCAGCCAACGTGCGCCCAGTGGCCAGAGCAAGCTGTCCAGAATCATCCAGTATGCGCCGGACATCAAACGGTTCTATTTCCTTGACGAAAAACACCAGTCGAAAGAGTACAAGGCGTTCATGGAACAGGTGACGATGTTCACGCAGCTTGGCAAAGTTCCGCACGATGATGCACCGGATAGTCTGGCACAGCTTGCCGATGAATTGTATAACGGAATCAGCAAAATTGAGCCTGTCAAGAGGCCATTTTGATTAAAAACACAATATATTGTGTTCGCTAGGTCTATTTATTTGATTTCACCACTTGACAAGGCTTATAATGTACATAGGAAGTTTTGCAGCTTCCCTTGAAGGAATAGCTTGCACGCGGGGTTTTGTCATTTTACTCGCGTGCGTGTCAAAAAGCATATTCCTCCTTTCACCGGTGGAGGTTTTCTCACTCTTTCGCCTTCACCGGACTTTATATGTTGCGTTTCCAATTGTTTGGGGAATGCCGGCCTGTCTCCCCCACGGCTAGCAAGCAACGGTTCAATTCCGTTACGCAGCACCAAAATTGCAGTTAACCCGTTTACATCTGTCCGACAACTGAATGTAAAGACTGCGATGACTTTCTCTGAGCGGAGATAGCACGGCTGGAAGTGCGAACAGTTTCCCAGTAGCTTCTGACAGGTCTGTGCTCAACAGCCTGTTTCCAGAAATCCAACGAAAGGAGCGCTCATGCTAGTTAGAATCTGTTGCCCTTGTATCAGGCAGAATCCAATCTATAAAAACGTCCGTTGCAACCGCTATCTTGGCGAAGTAGACGGACGATACCATTTCAAGTGCGACAGATGCAAGGGCGTTATCGAAGGAGACACAAAGGAAGGATGGGTAAAAATCATCCATCCGCCGGAAAAGTAAATAGCTTTTGAAGCGCAGTTTTGGCGCAGTGAGATAGACCTTAACAGGTTTGTCTTGCTGCGCTTTTTATTTTGCCAGAAAGGAGGAACGCATGGCTGAGTATCAGATAGTCGTTGATGGCTTTTTGAATGAGCCACTGACCGGACGTAGACCGATTGAAACGCCGGAGACAGAAATCAATCAGACGAACGTGCTGAAAGTGGTCACGGGCAAGGCGGAGCCTATTCATCTGCTGAACAAGAACGAGATTCGCTTTCTGCACAACTACTACTTGGGCAGCCAGCCTGTCCTCCACCGCACGAAGGAGTACCACGCTGAAATCACCAATCGCATTGTAGAGAACCATGCCAACGAGTGCGTGGGTTTCTACACAGGTTACATGAGTGGCACTCCTTGCTCTTATGTGCGGTCTGAAACGGCAACAGGTGACGGTGAGGAAATCGCCCGCCTGTCCAACGCCTTGCAGTATGAGGGCAAGGATTCACTTGATCGGCGGCTCTGGCAGTGGATGTTGGAGTGCGGACAGGGATACCGCATCGTTCTTCCCGACAAGGGGTACAACGGCAACTACCCGGACGAAACGCCCCTGTTGGTGGATGTTCCCGACCCGGATATGGCGTATGTGATTTACAACTCCGGCATCGGGCATAAGCCCATCGCCAACGTGCTGCACATCCCACGCAATTATCAGAACGACCTAAACGACCTGATTTGCGTGTACACGCCGAACCAGTATTTTGAAATCGACAACGGCAAGGTTACAAAGTCTGAGAATCACTCTCTCGGAATGTTGCCGATGGTCGAATACAAGCTGAACCCGGAGCGTATGGGTCTATTTGAACCGGCGATTCCTGTGCTGGATGCCATCAATCTTTTGGAGAGCAATCGTCTCGATGGCGTAGAGCAGTTTATCCAATCCATCATGGTCTTTATTAACTGTCTTGTTGATAAAGAAGCGCTGGAAGCTGTCAAGGCTATGGGCGCAATGTCAATCAAGTCTACTTCTGGACTTGCTGCTGATGTAAAACAGCTTGCAAACGAGCTGAACCAGCAGCAAACGCAGATTCTGATTGATTCCATGTTGAACGTGTACCGCAGTCTGACTGCTATGCCTAGTGCCACTGGCAGCGAGAATGCAACGTCTGATAACGTGGGCGCGGTCATCGTTCGTAACGGCTGGAATCACACCGAAGCGAGGGCACAGCAGTACGAGAATATGTTCAAGTACGCTGAACGCCAAAGCCTGTCTGTGATGCTGAAAATCCTGCGTGATACGGCTGGCTCTAAGCTGATGGCAAGTGACATCAACATCAAACTGCCACGCCGCCAGTACGACAACCAGCAGAGCAAGGTTCAGATTTTTGCGCAGATGCTTAGTCAAAGCATTGACCCGCAGCTGGCGTTCACTACGCCCAGTCTGTTCCCTGACCCGCAGGCTGCTTATGAGATGAGCAAGCCCTTCCTGATCGCCGCTGGCAAGCTGGGCGAAGATGGGAAAGCACCGAAGCCGCAGAAACAGCCGACAGACCATATTGTTGACGCTAACAAAATGGTTAACAGACAGGCTGACAATGCAAACAAAGAAACAGAGGGTGAATAACCCTTTGCTATAAACACGGCAGGGAAGCCGGGATATAAATTTCGCAGCGTTGCAGGGAAGCAACGGTAAAAAAACGCAGGAGGAAATTAATGATATGAAACTCAATATGTTGCTTGGTGATGCCTACAAAGAGGGCATGACCGCCGATGAAATTATTTCTGCGCTTGAAAAGGTTGCAGACCCTAGCGCAGAGGTCGAGAAGCTGCGCAACGCCGTGACAAAAGCCAATGGCGAAGCTGCTGAGTACAAGAAGCAGCTCAAGGCAAAACGTACCGATGACGAGAATGCCGCACAGGAGCAGGCTGACAAGCTGGCAGAGATGCAGAAGCAGATTGAAGCCCTGACTGCCGACAAGGAGAACCTCGTCAAGGAAAAGACACTTGCATCCTACCGTGAGAAGTTCGTTGCACAGGGTTATGACGCTGAACTTGCCAACAAGGCTGCGTCTGCACTGGCTGACGGTGACATGGACAAGGTGTTTAAGTTCCAGTCGGAGTTTATGACCGCCCATGACACCGCATACAAGGCTTCTCTGCTGAAGGATATGCCCACACCTCCGGGTGCGGATGGCAAGGGCGGTTCTGACAGTGAGGGCGTGGCGTTTGCTAAGAGCCTTGCACAGCAGAACGCAAATGCTTCTAAGGCATCGAGTGACGCAATGAGTGCTTTCCATTAACAAGGAGGAAAACATGAAGTTTACCCGAAACACGGTCAACGGAATCAACGATACCATCCTTGCTTCCAATGACTACACCGCCATCCCCTTTACCGTGACCGAAGCTGCTGCGGTTAAGGCTGGCTATCCCATGACGCTGGCTGGCAAGAAGGCAACTTCTGCCACCGCAGACGGCATTCTGTTGTATGACGTTGACCCGGCAGAGAACCCCAATGCTTCCCTGCTGATTCGTGGCGTTATCGACACCAAAAAGGCTGCCGCAAGCTCTGGCTTCACCTATGATTCTGATGCGGTTACTGCGCTCAAGACTGCCATTCCTGGCATCTTCTGCCGTGACAACATCAGCGTGAACGCTTAATAGGAGGTAAAACAACATGGCACTGAATCTTAAGGAAGTCTTTGCCCCGGCTGCGATTGCCGCCTATTGGACGAATGACCCTACCAACGCGATGCCCTTTGCATCTGATGCACTGTTTCCCGCCAAGAAGAAGGCCGGTCTCGACCTGAAGTGGCTGCGTGGTCACAAGGGCGTTGGCGTTTCCCTGATGCCCAGCGCATTTGACGCAAAGGCTACGTTCCGCACCCGTGAGGGCTTCAAGTTCGATGAGACCGAGATGCCGTTCTTCCGTGAGGGCTACCATCTGGGCGAGAAAGACCGTCAGGAAATCCTGCGTGTTCTGGACAGCAACGACCCCTATGCCCGTGATGTGATGAACCGTCTGTACGATGACACCGCACAGCTTATCACTGGCGCTCGTATCGTTCCTGAGCGCATGATCTGGCAGCTGCTGGCTCCCGCCAATGGCGTTCCGGGCATCACCATCAAGGCAAACGGCGTGAACTACACCTACAACTACGACCCGGACGGCACTTGGAAGTCCACCAACTACAAGGAAGTCTCTGTCGCAAAGTCCAAGTGGAACGTCGCCACCGCCACCCCCATTGCTGACCTGAACGCTGCAAAGGATGCTGTTCTGGCAAGCGTTGGCGAGGTTGTGACTGAGGTGTACATGAACACCGCCACCTTCCGCAACATGATTGCTGCGGACGAGGTGAAGAATCGGTTTATGACCGTCACCGCAAAGGCGAACGCCGTTCTGCTGGACGCCGAAGCACGGCAGATTATCGAGTCCGCAACTGGGCTGACCATCCATCTGTATGACAAGATGTTCAAGGCAGACCAGTACAGTGCAAGCGAGAAGTATCTGCCCGATGGCATGGTTGTGGTTGCTCCTTCTGGCGCTCTGGGCAGCACTTGGTACGGCACTACTCCTGAAGAAGCCGACCTGCTGTCTGGTCAGTCTGGCGCATCCGTGTCCATCGTGAACACCGGCGTTGCCATTACCACCGAGCTGACCGTTCACCCGGTCAACGCCAACGTCTATGCTTCTGAAATTGTCCTGCCGTCCTTTGAACGCATGGACGCTGTGTACTGCATCAAGGCTTATTAAGGCGAAAGGAGGAAAGCAGCATGGGAGACCAGTATTCCGAAGCGGCAGTCAAGCTGGGACAGTACATTACCCCTGCACTTGACCGTGAAATCACGGACGAGGACTACCCACTCTTCGACCTGCTGCTTGATTTTGCCAAAGACAAGATATTTGCACAGGGCTACCCTTTCGGCAACAGACCGGACGAGTTGCCCTTGCAGTATCAGTCGTTGCAGATACGCATTGCAGCGGAACTGTATAACCACATCGGCGCGAACGGACAGACGAGCTATACCAACAACGGCATTACTCGTGTGTGGGAAAGCTCCGATGTGGCGCAGTCCCTGCTGAATGAAGTAGTTCCGAGAGTAGGTGTTATCGGCTGATGTTCAATGGTAGCCCGCTGGATAAACGCCCGCTGTGGTATTCAAACCCGGTTGGCGAGAAAACGCCTGTTGTGGACGAGTGGGGAAACGAGACCGGTGAATCCGCATACGAATCGTGGAGCGAGCCTGCAAAGCTGATGCTGAATGTCAGCCCTCCTACTGGTTCTGCGGAAGCAAACCCTTTTGGAGCGTTCACGGATTACAGTTACGTTGTCAGCTCGTCCAGCAAAAAGCACAACACACCGCTTTATGAAGGTACGCACGTCTGGTTTCAGACGGACGTTTCAAAGCCCTTCAATTACATTGTGGTCAAGGTCGCAGAGCATATCACGGATACGCTGTATGCGCTGAAAGAGGTGGCTACAAATGAAAATTAAAGTGAGGCTGAGCGATGCCGGACTTCGTGATGCGGAACGTCAGATACAGGAGTACAAGACCACCCTGAACAGAAAGGCTAGAGCGCTTGCTTTTCGTCTTTCGTGGTTGGGGTTTGAAGTCGCAAAGGTGCGTTTCGCTAATGCGGAATACGCTGGCTCCAATGACGTGAAATGTCATGTCAACCAAAAAGACAAGACTTGCACCATCGTTGCAGAGGGCAAAGCAGTTGCCTTTATCGAATTTGGCACTGGCGCACATCACAACGGGTATGGCGGTGAACTACCGCCCGGTGTTGGTGCACACGGCTCATACGGAAAAGGGCAAGGCGCAAACCGCAGGTGGTACTACTACGGAGAATCTGGCAATGCCGGTACGCCTGTCAAACAGGTAGATGGTAAAGGCCAGTTGAATTACACCGATGGCAACGAGCCAGCTATGGCTATGTGGGGAGCTGTTGAGGAAATGGCTTCTCAAGTCGAAGCAACGTGGAGGGAGGTTTGGAATAGTTGATCGATTATTTCAATTCTATCTTCACGGCTGTTGCTAAGGAACTGCGAAAGCAAGTTCCCGGCATTTTCGTCACTGGTGAAATCAATGACAGCAACGTCAAAAAGTTTCCGTGTGTGCAGATAGAGGAAAACAGCAATCTTCCTGTACACATCGATTCTGCTGGTTACAGCAAGTACGCCGCCGTTTCCCTGCGTGTGCGTGTCTACTCCAATAAGGATACCGGGCGCATTGCAGAAGCACGCTCCATTGTTGGAATCGTGGATTCTGTTCTTGAACCGCTTAAATTTTATCGCAAGTCGTTTGCCCCGTTGAATGGGCTGTATAACAATTCCGTCTATCGGATTGATTGCAGCTACGGGGCAACAATCGGAGAGGACGGAATGATTTACCGAAACTAAGGAGGTAAACATTCTATGAGTACTGCTATCTCCGGTCTGAATACCACCCTGTATTGTGGCGACAGCGCAACCGCTCTGACGAAGCTGTGCGACATTAAGGATGTACCCGACCTGATCTCCGAACCGAACCTTCTGGATGCAACTACCCTGTCCGACCCCATGCAGGTCAATATCTTTGGCATCATCCAGAGCGACACCAAGTCCTTCACTGCCAACTACAACAAGGCTGACTATACAAAGGTCAAGGCGGCTGGCTATGATGAGACTTCCGATAGCAACGCCGTGAAGTATTATGCCCTGAAGATGCAGGACGGCTCTGGCTTCACTTGGCAGGGTATGCATCAGGTTGGCTTGTCCGGCTTTGGCGTGGACGAGGTTGTGGAAATGACCATCAACTGCATCTTCACCAAGAAGCCTGAGTTCAGCGAGACCCTGACTGTCACTGGCGGCTAAACCGCAAAAATCGAATCAATCAAACTGGGCAGAACTGAACAACGGATTTGGTTCTGCCCCTATTTATAAAGGAGAGCATTTATTATGGCTGCTAAGGTTATCAACTTTCATTCCCCCGATGGCAAGAACACTTATGAGCTGACCTTCACCCGTGACAGCGTGGAGGCCACCGAACGCGCAGGCTTTCAGATTGGCCAGTACACCCAGATGACCAATCTGCTGTCCAATTCCCGCGCTCTGTTCTACGGTGCTTTCATCGCGAGGAACAAGGGCATCAAGCGCAAGGTCGTGGACGAGATGTTCCAGCACATCGAGGATAAGGAAGACCTGATGGGCGTTCTGCTTGAGATGTTTATGGACGCTTCCAAGTCTCTGCTGGCAACTGACACTGAGGACAAGACCGCAAAAAACGCAACGTGGGAGATTGTGTAACCGCACAATCTCAGGAAGCAGACGGAGAGGAAGAGTCATTCTCCTTCTCCAATCTGTTCCACGATGTAGAAGCCTATTACATCTCCATTGGTATGACCTACGAGCAGTTCTGGCACGGTGATGTCTGGCTGGCAAAGGTCTACCGTGACGCAGAGGAGCTACGGGAACGCAGAGCCAACACGGAAGCGTGGAGAAATGGCTTTTACATGGCATCTGCGCTTTCCTCTACGGTTGGCAATATGTTCCGTAAGAAAGGGTCTAGTCCCATCAAGTACATGGATAGGCCGATTCCCCTTACTCAAAAGGAGAAAGACGAGTATGAATACCAACGCGCAGTTGAGGCGCAGGAGCGAATCAAGAGAATGATGTTCTCTATGATGGAAAGTGATGGTGGTAGTGATGGCTGATGTTGATATTACGAGCTTATCCGTAGAGATTTCTGCGGAATCGCATGGCGCAGAGCTTAATATCGACAAGCTCGCTACCGCCATTTCTAATTTGCGCACAAAGGGCAACGTAGCAAAGGTTTACAGTAGTCTTGATAAGTTATCTGCTTCTATTTCCGCTCTTAAATCCGCATCTACTGGGCTGGACGGTCTTAGCAAAATCACGTCTTTTATGAACGGCCTTGCTAATGTAGACCTTACTCAAAGCGCAAAAGGCATCCGCTCTGTTGCTAATGCTTTGAACAAAATTTCGTCTGTCAATCTTGGAAACATGGATTTTTCCGGACTTGGCAGTAAGATGAACAGCTTAAAAAACGGTCTTTCCCCTATTTCTTCTATTAGCGATTCTTCCATTAAGAGTTTGCGTGGCGTAAGCAGTGCAATCAATTCCATTGCTAAAATCCCAAGCATTACAAAGAAGCTGGACTCTAAAACGCTTGATGATTTTGCGGAAGTTTGTAAGAAAGTGGCATCCGCTATTTCTCCGCTCGCTTCCAAGCTGGACAAGGTGGGCCGTTCTTTCTCTTCGCTTCCGTCTAAAATTAAAAGCGCTATCAATTCGACAACCCGCTTTTCTTCGGCAAACTGGAAAGCAAGTACTAGTCTTTCGAGCTTGGCAAGCCAGTTAGAAACCATCAAAAAACGTGCAGCACAGCTAGTTTCTCTGAAAGCTATTGCCACTTACCTTGCTAACGCTGTTGCAAAGTTTAATGATTTCTACGAAGCGACAGACTTGTTCAACAACGCAATGGGCGAGTTAAGTGGCCAAGCAACTGAACTTATCAATAAAATGGAGTCTCTGCTTGGAATCGACCCTACAGAAGCGATGACAAACATTGCAACAATTCAAAGTCTTGCTACTTCGTTCGGCTTGGCAAGCGATAAAGCGTACATTCTTTCCAAAAACTTGACGCAGCTTGCTTATGATGAATCGTCCTATTGGAATAAAGATACTGCTACTACCTTTACCGCGATTGCTTCTGCTATCTCTGGAGAACTTGAGCCTATTCGCCGCTTGGGCGTTGACTTGTCTCAGGCGCGGTTGCAGCAGGAACTTCTTGCTTTGGGCTTTAATAAACAGGTTTCTAGTCTGTCTCAGGCAGATAAGGCAGTTCTTCGCTACATCGCCATTATGAAGCAGACTACCAACATTCAAGGCAACCTCGCGCAGACCATTAGTAGCCCCGCCAATATGGTACGCATTTTGAAGTCTGAAATTTCGCAGCTTGCAAAGGCTGTAGGCCAGCTTCTTTATCCCGCATTTAAGGCGATTCTCCCCGTTTTGATTGCAGCAGTTGACCTTATCAAAGAATTTGTGGTCTCTCTTGCATCTGTGTTCGGGCAGAAAATTGAATTTACCGATTTTAGCAAGACACAGAAAGATATTGGCGGTGTAACCAGCGCTATGGATGACACTGCTGATGCTACGAAAGCGGCGGCGAAAGCGGCCAAAGATTATACGATGGGCTTTGATGAATTAAACATTATCGACCCTTCGCAAAATTCCGGCTCTTCTGGCTCTGGCAGTGGCGGTGCTGCTGGCAATCTGCTCGGCGACGTTGACCTCTCCCAGTATGATATGTTCAAAGATTATGCTGGAAGCGCTGTTGACGAGATTAAGGCAAAATTAAAATCTCTCGATTCTTTCCAAATCGGAACCCAAATCGGCGAACAGCTAAATAAACTTATGGGCATGATTTATAATGCCATCCATTCTATTGATTGGGCCTCGCTTGGAGCGTTTTTTGCAGATGGCGTTAACGGGCTCGTGGATTCTGTAGACTGGGATTTGTTTGGCCGATTACTTGCGGACAGATTCATCATCGAGTTTGAGCTTCTTGGTGGTTTCCTGTCTCAGCTTGACTGGACATCTGTGCTTAACGCCTTTATTGATGGCTTTTCTGGATTTTTTCACGAACTTTCAGATTGGATAGCAACAGTAGATTGGACTGGTGTTGGGAAGCAATTAACTGATAAGCTTTCCGATGCTCTTCAAAATGTTGAGATTGAAAAGCTTGCAAGAGTTTTTTTCAACTTTATTACTGATAGCATTAACGCTGTTTCTGATTTCTTGGCTGGCACAGACTCTTACCAGCTCGGTCAAGACCTCGTTGACTTTGCTATTAGAGCCGTTACTTCTGTAGATTGGGCCGGTCTAGCTCAAGCCATCGGTCGTTTCTTTGGAGAAGCGTTCATTGAAGCACTCGACTTCATGGGCGGTCTAGTTTCTCGAATTGCCGATTATTTTGAAAAGAAAGTGGCAGAGGGGCCGTTCAATGATGTTGGCCTGAATATTGTCTACGGTATTTATTATGGCATTCAAGACGCGATCACGAATGTTGCTTCTTGGATTGTCGAAAATGTGTTCAATCCATTCATCAATGGCTTTAAGTCTGCCTTTGGAATCAATTCCCCATCCACCGTAATGGCCGAACAAGGCGGCTACATTATCGCAGGATTGGAAAAAGGCATTACGGACGCTATTTCTAGTGTAACCGAAACCACTAAGAAAATTCTTTCTGCAATTAAAAGCACGTTTGATAATTTCAGCCTTTTGAGTATCGGAAAAAATATCGTGGACGGTCTTATTAAAGGCATCAATCAAGGCATTGAAACCGCTAAGAAAACCGTTGGCGGTCTAGCAAAAGCTATTCTCGACAAGTTCACTGGCGATTTGGACATCAACTCTCCTTCTAAGGTGTTCTTTGATTATGGCGGTTATATTGTTCAAGGCCTTGCAAACGGCATCACCGGCGCTCTCGGTTACGTCAACGATGCTATGAATAAACTCGTAGACGCCACCAAGCTCAAGGGCGAAAAGATGGCGAACTATGGCATTGACTGCGGCACAAGCTACGTCAACGGCATCATTTCCGGGCTAGACTCTAAGTGGGCCGAACTTGATAACAACCTCAAGACCGACTTCTTCGGCACGGCGCAAACTTTCATTCAGGCCGCACAGAGTGGCGACTGGAAAACAGTCGGCACTACCATTGCCGCTGGCATTTGGGGCGCTATGGGCGATGAGCAGCGTAAACGCGTCAAGTCCGTTGCAAGCGATTTGCTTGGCAGGCTGAGCAAAGAACTGAAAAGCCAAGCTTCTTCTCTGCTGAATACAGCCGCTACCATTGGCAAAAATCTGGTAAACGCACTGACTCAGAATTTTGGCGCTGCCACAGAAAATACGGCAAAGATGGTCGAGAACATTACCAGCGTGTTCACTAAATCGAAGACTCCGCTCTCGACCGCAGCGCTTGCAATCAGTAAAGGCTTGTCTGGTGGCTTACTGAGCCAGTTCCCGAAGATGCTTGCTGGCGTAGCTGGTTTGATTACTACGATTGGCGGCGCTTTTACCGCCATGCTGGAAGCAATCGGTGGCACGTTGTCCGTGCTTGGCATTCCTACCGGCTGGGCAATGGTTGCTGGTGGCGTGGCGATTGCCGCTGCTATCGCAGGCATTATTAGCAGTATCAGCAGTTCTAACTATAGCGACAGCTCTCAGTACGCTGGCACATCCAGTTATGATTCCACCTATGGGTCTGGTTCGTATAGCAGCACCTATTCTGCCGCAAGCGGAAACTCCGAAGAGATGAGAGATGCTGTGTACAACGGCTGCTACAATGCATTCCTCGACATCTGGCAGCGGTATGGAGAGGAAATCTCTGATGGAAGAGATGTGAGAGTGTACCTTGATGGCAAGCAGCTCACCGCTTCTGTTGAAAAGACCCAGAAAGAACGTGGCATGTCTATTATGGGTACCGAAGTTTACTCTTACTAAGAAAGGATGGTTCAGATGGCTAATATTCCTGCACTGGTTACGGTGAATGGCGTAGAGCTGCCGGAACCATCCTCTTATGAGGGAACGACTAGCACGATCGTGGACTCTGGCCGAAATGTTCAGGGAAAGGTTGTTGGTTCTGTCGTTCGGCATGATGTGGCAAAGGTCTCCATGTCTTGGAACTACCTCACCGCGCGGCAGTGGGCCGACATCTTGAGCCTTTTTACCACGAATTTTTACTGCACTGTTAAATTCTATAACCAAGCCACAGCCGGTTATACCACCCGTCAGATGTATGTCTCCGACCGCACCGGCGGCATGTGGCGTAGAGGGCCGAAAACCGGTGGCGTGATGGGATGGACAGGGTGCAAACTTTCTCTTGTGGAGGTATGACACATGGTTGAAGTCTCCGATAAGTGGAAAGAAAAATTCAATGAAACCCTTGTTACGGAATCTTTTGTAGAGATTACCTGCGGAATCACTGAGCCGGGTATCAACAAAAAAGCTACCATCGTCACGTCATCGGCAGCCCCGTTCTCTACCTTTCACAGTATTGCGCTTTCCAATAACGCTTCCATTTCGAGGTATTCCACAGGAGAGCTTAATCTCACTGTTCTTGACGGAAGTTGCGCCATTGTTCCTTCTTCCCCTCCGTATGGAACTACCGGTTTTTTGAGCGCCAAGATTTTTGACGATTCAAACCATCCTGTTATTCGGCTTGAACTTCCGAGTGAGAGCAAGTCCTCGATTCCCGGCGTTTCAATTTGCTGGTCTACGGTATTTGAAGAATACGCTACAGATTTTTCGGTCAGCGCATATCTTGGGACTAACAGGTTAAAAATTGTGACCGTAAACGGAAACAAATCCGTCCGTTCTGATGTTGATGTAGAGCTTTCCGGGTTTGATGCCGTAGAGATTGAGGTACTGAAGTGGTGTCTCCCTAACCGCCGAGTAAGGGTCGAACAAGTGAAAATCGGAAGGTATCTGGTGTTCGACAAGACCAAAATTTTGTCTTACAGCCATTCTTCCGCAAGAGACCCTATCTCTGGGCAGCTTTCTCAGGAGTCGATTTCCTTTAGCTTGGACAACAGCGACCGCGTATGGGACTCCGTAAACCCTCAAGGGATTTACAAGTACATCTATGAGCGCCAGCCTGTCACTGTTCGTTATGGAATGGATGTTGACGGGAAGACCGAATGGGTAAGTGGAGGAATGTTCTTCCTGTCAGAGTGGAGCGTCCCCGCCAACAGCATTGAAGCGTCCTTTCAGGCGCGAGACGCTTTCCTGTATCTGTCCAGCACGAAGTACACTGGAAGAAAATACGGCACGCTCTATGAGATGTGCTATGATGCACTGGAGCAGCTTGAGGCAGACGGAATTACAGCAGAAATCTCTGATGAACTGAAAGACTACTCTACGGACATCACAAGCGATGGGTCTTCTTATCACAATTCCGATATTTTGCAGCTTGCGGCAAACGCTGCCGGAATGGCTCTGTACCAGACTCGCGATGGCGTGATAAAGATTAACCGTGTGTACGGTTCTGTCGCCTCTGACTCGGTATTGGATATTCCGGTGCTGAACAATTATTCTTGGCCGGAAATCACCTTTGCTCAAAATATGCTCAATGTAGTGACCACCGCAGGTGGCGTTACCTACGCTTATCCCGAAAGCCCTTCGGGCAAAGGCGTGAGCCAGACTCTGAGCAATGTTATGCTCACAAAGGACATCCTTGCAAAATCCAGGAATGCCCTTACAGAGTCTTATGGAGTCCTTTCCAATCGTCGCAAAGCTTCTCTTACTTATCGGGCAAGCCCTATCGTTGACGCTCTTGATATGGTAAAGATTCACCACCAGTTCAATTACGACGCCGTTTTGCTGGTGACTAATGCAAAATACACCTTTAATGGGTGCTTCAAAGGCACTGTAGAGGGGTACATGATGGCAGATGCTCAGGCTTTGTCTCTTGACCATGTCAGCGAACAGCTTGACTGGGGTGATTCCGTTGTTCTTTCTGCTACCCTGTCCCCCGCTACCATTGATTCTCCCAAAATCAACTGGGCAGCCTCTCCCGAAGGAATTGTCTCCCTTCATGTTCTGACAAACGCAGAGGGAAAATCCACTTGTCAAGTCAAGTGGAACTCCCCGGGCAAGGCTGTTGTCACCGCCTTTGTGGGCAACGTCTCCGCGAAATGCTCTTTCATTACAACATCGTACAACCTGTTTGATATTGCAGAGGGCGACACCGTTCTTATGGACGAGGGCGGCAACGTGGCGGAGTTCATCGTTGCGAAGCACGACTACGAAAGCGAGCTGAACGGAGCCGGACGAACTCTTCTGGTTCGCAAGCATTACGCCGCTATTCGAGAATGGGATTCTTCGTGGTCTACTTATGCCAGTAGTAGCGTAAGCAACTGGCTCAACAACGACTACTTCAACTCGTTTAGTTATGCTCAAAAGCAAGCTATCAACAAGACAACCATCTACTACACCCCGGGCTTCTCCGATTCTTACTGTAGCTCTGGTAGCAGCAGGGTATCCACGATGGCCGAAAGTGTTTTCCTTCTTTCCAACCATGAATTTGGATACGACACGGAAGGCTCTGATGCTCCGAATTGGACAACTAGTAGCCCGAGCTATAAGTACAACGAAGGCACTCCATTGCAGAATGCATCCAAAATCCTGAAAACAATGCTTGCCTCCGACATGGAAGGTTCTGAGAGAGGACGTTCCATTTGGACGAGAACTCCCTACCTGTACTCGCTTCAGATGCTCTATGATATTGCTGGCACAAGCTCAAGCGCCAACAAGTACTGGCGACCTCTGTTGGTCAGCAAACTTGTAAACGCATACGCCGTGTATGATTCTACGTTACAAGTGAATGGCAACGCAGAGACGATTTCTTATGCTACAAATGACGAGGGCCCTCGTAAATATGACAATGTCGTTCACCCCGCATTTACCGTCCCAAAGTCTCTTTCCATTGACGCTGACGGCAAACTGATTTTTTAAGAGGTGATTGTATGGCAACGTGGATTACTGACCGAACGCAGGCAGATGTAGACCGGGTAAAAGAACTGACCGCAAAGGCAAGAAGCGGCACATGGACGGAGGAAGAACAGCAAGAATGGGCCTCTGGTATGAAAGGAGCGCTTAGTTACACTGACTATGCACGAATCGAACAGGGCATGAAAGAGCTTGCTGACATTGTCGGAGCGAAACTTCCTATCGACCCGATTTCGGTCGTGACGGCGCTCAACACTTCTGGAGAAATCCCCGCGTGGGACACTTATCCCTCCAAGTCCGAGTTCTTCATGCCATTGACTGCTAAGAAAGCGGGCCTGCTGCTCCGCTCGCTGGAATTCCGCGTCAAGGGCTATATGCCGGGCAAAATGCGCACCGTCCTGCGCAAGTACGGCACCACGACCGCCCTGGCAGACAAGTCCATCGACCTTGTCCGCGGCTACAACGATGTAGTGCTGGACATGGGCAGCATCGCGCTGGAAAAGGGCGTCGAATACCAGCTCTATTTCGCCGCCGCCAACAACTTCTATCCGCCCTCTGTCGATTCCTCCTGGGTCGCCGCAAACGACTGCATCGACATTGCACATGGTAGCGCTTACTATGGCGATGACACCAAAATGATTTTTTCTGGAACAATCACTTTCACCGGAACGTCTACTCCCGAATGGGGTCCTAACAGCTATCTTACCACAGAGGACGCTAATCGTTGGATAGCCAGCGTGAAAGCCATTCGCTCAAAATGCAGCGGAACAAGCTTTACTCCGGATGTACCGAAATCTCTTTCTATGAAATTCGGTGTGATAAATCAGGTCGAAAAGATACTTTCTGACATCGAAAGTATAGCAAAAGATTACACGCTTTACTGCTCAGAGCCAATTTGTGGAGGTGAACCGTACTATGCAGTTTATTGACCGAAAAGCAAAATACCCGGGCCGTTGGACTATGAAAAAGTCAGACGGTACATCAGAGGTCGTCACTCTTGTCCGGAACGATGAGCCCATCGTGGAAGGCACTCCCCTGAACGCCAATACTCTTAACGCATTGGGTGGTACTGATGCGACCCTCACCATCTCCGGCGCGGCGGCGGATGCAAAAGAAACGGGAGATAAGATTGGGGAGCTAAAGGAAGATATAGCTTTCGTTAGTGACGAAAGAATCAGTCCACCTATGACTAATTTCGTTGCGGACGGACGACAACTATTTAATAAAGATGGAAAGTTAATCAATGGCTACTATAATAATGGGAAATTTGTTGAACGAAGTGATATGGCTGGCCATTTTATAAAAATTAGAGGTGGTTCAAATATTTGCGCGTCCGGAGCATATTTTTATGGAGCTACTTTTGACGCAAACAGGAAGTTAATAAAAGAATACTTGGATGTTAAAGATGGTTCGCATATAACCGTTGAACAAAATGCGGTGTGGCTATATGTGGCAACAAGTACACAAGTAGTAGATCAGCTAGTTGTTTCATACGGAGACGACAACGGAAATCCTATTGGCAATTATTGGGATAGAACTTTTTACGTTGATGGAAAATACATTGACGGTGTTACGTCTCACATGATATATAAGCTACCTTTTATTCAAAACTGCCGAGTAAAATGTAACGGCGGAAGCGATACGGTTACTGCGTACTATGCAGGGGTTGATTGTAAAAAACCAGTAAATATAATTCAATGCAGGTGGATTTGGGAAAGAGGTACCAATACGGGAACACTTGCTTTAATCATTAATCCAAATGGTATTCGGTATATAAAAGATATAACAGCATCTTCTTTACATCTTCAAGTGCGAAACAATCAAATAAAGTTGAGTGTTTTGGGTGTTAAATATGGAAATTATTACTATCAAAATATCATTGATAAAACATTAGATACTGCAATGCCTCTGGATAATAAAACAGAACATACAGTATCTTTAGTGGCAATCGGAAATGAATGTATTGTGACATTAGATGGAACAGAATATAAGGGAACTTTCATCCCTGACGATAAGATTACGAGTCTAAATGAAATTCTTGGACAGTATGCAACTTTTGAGCATTTCTGCCAGGGGAAACGCCAATCTTACGCTATGCCTCAAATCACACAATTTATCGTTAGAGCCAATGATGAGTATATTATAGATGATGATTTTCAACGCCAAGATGGGCAACTGCAAAATACCCCTCAAGGTATTCCATACTGTTTAATTAGTACACTTTCAAATCGTGGATAAAATAACTAAAGAGGGCTTTATCTTACCAAAAACCGAAAGGACGTGACCACATGAACCTCCTGACTTTCCTCTCCCGTCTCTTCGCCGCCCTCTCCCGAGCGGCAGATGTCTCTACCTCTGACCCGGTGTCCACCGTGGACACCCAGAGCGCTGCTCCTCCCGGCTGGGAGGGCGCACCACCCTACCGCTACATCGACGTGAGCCGCTATCAGGGCAAAATCAGCCTCGACGGCTGGCGCAAGGTCAAAGCGGCTGGCTACAAAGGTGTTATGCTCAAGACGGTGAGCACCAACCGCAAGCTCTCCAAGCGGGCAGACGGCCTGTACATCGACCCCACTTTTGAGGACAACTACAAAAACGCCAAAGCTGCCGGTCTGGACGTGGGCGTGTACTACTACACCTACGCCACTAGCGAGGCTATGGCAGATGCAGAGCTGGCCCTTGTGCGGCAGGCGGCCTACGGCAAGGAGCTTACCATGCCCCTCGCTGTGGACGTGGAGGACAACAAGCTCAAGCAGCTTGGCCGACAGGCGTTAACTGACCTGACAGCCTACGCTCTGGCCCGTATCGAGTCAATGGGCTTTTACGCTCAGCTTTACACCTACACCAGCTTCGCCAACACCCGCCTTTACATGGGCGGCGCGGCGCTGATCCCCTACGACGTGTGGCTGGCCGACTACACCGGCAAACCGCCTGCTGTTACCTTTAGGTACAACTCCCACCAGCACACCAGCAAGGGTAGCGTGCCGGGCATCTCCGGCGACGTAGACCTCAACGTGACCACCCTCAACTACCCCCGCATCATCGAAAAGAAGGGCCTGACCCGTCTCCGGGAGGGCGCATGAGCGACGCAATCATCGTAGCACTCATCACTGGCGGCCTGAGCCTGATCGGCGTGCTTATCTCTAACAGCAGGGCCGCTCAAAACATGGACGCCAAGCTGGAAAAACAGCAGGCCATTACCGACACTAAGCTGGACGAGCTGACCCGGGAAGTCCGGACACACAACAATTTTGCCCAGCGCATCCCAGTGCTTGAAGAACAAATGAAGGTGGCAAACCACCGCATTGCAGACCTCGAAAAAGAGAGAGGAGAGTAATATATGGCAACAATCAATAACATTTTGGGCGTCATTCCCGCCCCTGCGGCCCTCGTGCTCATGCTGGGCGGCTTTATCTTTTACGCCATGGGCTGCGTCCGGCTGGGCTATGGCGCAGCGGTAAAGCCGCTGGTGCTGGACCTCATCGAGCGGGCAGAGCAGGAGATTCAGGGGACTAAACGCGGCGCAGAGCGCAAAGCGTGGGTCGTCAAGATGCTTCGTGCTGCCCTGAGTACCAGCAAATACGGCAGGCTCATCAGCTGGGCCATCACCGATGAGACCATCGGCACTGTAATTCAATTTTTCTTTGACCGCGCCCGGGCGGCGCTGGAAAAGCAGTAAGGAGATTATTATGGCAAGCACTACATACCGCCATCTCGGTGACGTCACCGAGATGTACGCCGCACAAGAGCAATTTCGGCACGTCACGAAAATGGTCTGCGCATGTTTTCGCGGCCTCACGAAAACATACCATTTTGCCGTGCTTGGCAATATGGTGCGCAACGCGGGACAGCTTCCGCAGCCTTTTTGGCTCGGTGCTGCCTGTGGCGGCGGCTCGCGTAGTGCTGCCCCCTGCGCTGCAAGGACTTGACCGACAGAGGATGATCGCCGCCATCAAAAGCGCACCGCTTGGGAGGGTAGACCGTAAGATAGCCTTACTGCGGTACGTTGAGCGGCTCCCGCTGCCGGACATTGCAGCGCAGACACATTACAGCCGGACGGCGATAGGCTACCGGTTGAAAGGCATTGAAAAAATGCTGAGTGCGTGATATAATAGTTTCGTCTAGGGATTAGTTTTGAGCTTTTGCTCTGACAATTCAAAAGCGGCAGGCTTTCGGGCTTGCCGCTTTTCTTTTTGCACGATTTGCGGCAAAATAACATCAACAAATCCTCCCGGCCTCTCGAAGAAGCACAAGAGGGTGGATATTTGATACAGTCTCCCGCCCGCCTACTTGCAGTGCGTACCATGCGGGAGACTCTTTTATATGGTGATGCTTATGAGCAATACAAAAGAAGAACGGCTTGCAAGAATTGCAAAATATTATACCACTTTTCACCTGTTTGGCGATTGGTATCTTATTCGGTATTGGCCTAGACATTGCCACAGCTGGAAGCGATTTATTCCGCTGTATACTCCTACGCACATAAGCTGATAAGCAAAAAGTCCCCCGCTTTGCCGAAGCCCTGCGTGCCACGCGGGGTACTTTGTAGGCAAAGTGGGGGATTTTGTTTTATACACACTAGTTTTGTCGAAAGCATTGCCATATATTGGATAGTGTGATATTCTGGCATTGCACTCCAAAGTGTGCATCCTTACAGTTAAGCGCTCATGCGGATTTTTCCGTGTGGGCGCTTTTCTTTTTTTGTCCTTCGTTGTACCTTCGTTGTCTCTCGTTTTTTGCCAGTGCGGTACACTGAGCGCAATAGGAGGGATGTATTATGAGCTATTACCAGACACCCGGAGCGCCCTACGTTCCACAGCAGCCAGTCAACCCTTACGGCGGCATGAGCACAGTTGGGCTTGCCACTCCCCTGCAAAACACACAAGTACAGCAGATGCAGCAGCAGCGTCCACAGCCGATGAATGGGCAACAGCCTGTTCAGCAGTCGGCACAAGATGGCGGTTGGCTGCTTGGCAGACCTGTTTCCAGCAGGGAAGAGTTTTTGGCGATACCGTCTGACCTATACGGCAGACCGACCTACTGCCCCGACCTGCGGAGCGGCGTGATCTACTGCAAGCGGCTGAACCCGGACACCTGTGAATCCTATGTGCAGGAGTTTTACAGCCCGGAAGCGTGGCGACAGATACAGGCGCAACAGGCACAGCAGACCGCTGCACCGACACAGCAGTATGTGCCTATTGAAGAGTATAACGCCCTTGTCCACAGGCTGGATGAACTGGAAAAGTGGCAGAAGAGTTTTTCCAAGCCCGCTGCCGCAGCAAAGAAAGGAGAATAAGCGATGTCCTCTCCGTTTGACGTGATTACGCACAGCCCTATCATGCAGCTTGCAAACCTTGCTCGCGCCGGACAGAACCCGATGGGTCTTATCCAGCAATTGAGCGGGCAGAATGCCCCCATCATGCAGGGCTTGAACCTGATTCATGGCAAAAGCGAAACGCAGCTCAGGACGATGGCACAGAACCTTGCCAAAGAGCGGGGCATCGACCTGAACCAGCTGGCAAGCGCCCTGAATTTGACGCTTCCCCGGTAAAGCATCCCTCTAAGCGAAACGCTTCTCAGTTTTGCGGACTTGATAAAAACCGCTTTTATCTGGCTTCGCCTACCGCATACGGCGGTGGGATAGCATAACGCAAAACTGAAAGGAGTTTTGTTATGGACGATTTTGCAACTGGCTATCTGGCTGGGCAGGACGGCAGTAATAACAACGGCGGATTCTTCGGCAACGAAGGCCTGTGGGCGGTTATCATCCTCGCCATCATCTTCGGCTGGGGTAACGGCGGCTACGGCCGGAACGGCGGTGACAACGGCATGAACAGCTACATCCCCTATCTGGTGGGCACCGGCGCAACCGGTCAGGGCGGCGCAGATACTCGTGCGGCGCTGTCTGAGGGCTTCTACCAGCAGGACACCTCCCGTTCTCTGGCTGGCATCCAGAGTGGCATCTGCTCTCTGGGCTATGACCAGCTGGCACAGATGAACGGCGTCAACACCAACATCGCGAATGGCTTTGCAGGCGTGAACAGTGCCATCTGTCAGCTTGGCTACCAGAACGCACAGCTGGTGAACGGTCTGGAACGCAGCGTGTCCAACGGCGACAATGCCATCAACCTTGCCATCATGCAGGAGGGCAACGCACGGCAGGCCGGTCAGACCGCACTTGCCACGCAGCTTGCATCTTGCTGCTGCGAGAACAAGCAGCTGATTGGCGACCTGAAGTACACCATCGCAACGGAGGACTGCGCCACCCGTCAGGCTATCGCAGACAACGCCCGCGCAGTTATCGACAACTGCAACGCCAACTTCCGTAGCATGATGGACTACTTCACGCAGGACAAGATTGCCACTCTGACCGCTGAGAACCAGAGCCTGAAGTTTGCCGCTTCTCAGGATCGTCAGAATGCGCTTCTGACCACCGTGATGTCCCAGCAGACTGATACCATCCTGAACCGGGTCAATCCTCGTCCGATTCCCGCTTATCAGGTGGCAAACCCCAACGTGGGCGTGAACTGCTGCGGCTGCTGCTAACCTACACACTCCCCGATAACACCGGGTGAACCATCGGGGCAGGGGTAAGACACCTCTGCCCCTGATTTTTTAGGAGGAAAACATTATGGCTTGCAAAACAAGCTGCAAACTCTGCTCACACTTGGTCATCAGTCAGGCGGTCACGTTCGCCAATGACACGCTGACCATCAACATCCCTGCTGGCGCATACCAGAACGGAGAAAAGTATTGCATCGTGGTCGCCCAGAGCATACCAGACACGACCACCATCAACGCCCCTGTGGTCATCACCATTGGCGCAGGAACGACCGCATACCCTCTGACCGACTGCAACTGCGCTCAGGCAACCGCCGAGAGCATCCACACTCGTACCCGCTACGCTACCCGTGTGGCAACGTCTGCGACCGGCACAGGCACGTTCAAGTATCTTGGCTGCTTCTGCCGCTCCCACGCTGGTGCGCCCGCGTCCATTTCTTAAGGAGGTGTAGATTATGGGCAAGACTAATTTTCGCCGCATGATGATGCTCCGCGACCACGACAAAAACCGTGAGCCGGAGCGTGACCGCCTTGAGGAAGAGCGTGACCGCAGGGAGCGTGAGATGGAACGCCGCCTGCGCAAGCTGGAAAGCGGAAACGACCGCTATTCCTATTATCCGCAGGAGGAAAACCGCTACATCGACCCCTACCCTATCCCCCGCTACCCTGACGTAGAGTATGGACGCAAGATGCCACAAATCGGCTTCTCGCAGGACGGAGAATGGGACAAGCGGTCTGGACAGTACGAGCGTGGCGGTGCAGACAGCCGCTCCATCAAGATGCCGCGCCAGCACCTCACCCACGATGAAGCTGAGGAATGGTGCGACAACATGGTGAACGCTGATGGCACGAAAGGCTGTCACTGGACGTTGGAGCAGACGCAGGACGTTGCGAAACAGCGCAATATCACCTGTGACCCGAACGATTTCTGGGCTGTCATGAACATGATGTACTCGGATTATTGTCAGGTCGCAAAGCGTCAGTCCGTTGACACTCCGGGCTTCTACGCTGATATGGCAAAGGCGTTCCTTGAGGACGCAGATGCCGCAGACGGCAAGGCGTATCTCTACTGGGATTGCATTGCTGATAAGTAAAACAGAACCCCTGTGCGGTCGTTGCGGCTACACAGGGGTTTATTGTTATTCCCAAAGTGTTGATTTTGACCTCATGTCAAACAAATCTTGTGGAGTGATTACAAGGCTCTTGTCGAGTTCTACCACACTGACAATGGAAAACTTGCCGGGAACTTCTCGCTCAATTCTTGCTTTTGCTTCCTCTTTGCTGTTCGCAAACAAGACGAACGGTGCTTGGAAGTGCCTGCACTTTTTGTAATCATCGTACTGGATTTTGACCCAATAAAAATTTTCCATATATCATCAATCCTCCAAGAAATCTTCCAGTTCAATCTTTCCCTCTGCCGCCGCAACTGCCAGAGCATACACGAACTGCCCAATCGTCATTCCGTGCCGTCTGGCTTCACGGTTGATGTACTTGCGTTCTTCTTCGCTCATAAGGATGGTAATGCGCTTGGAACGCTTGCCGTCACCGCTTGCAACACCCTGATGCGATTCCGGCATCGGAATTTTTTTCTTTGTCAAACCAGCTTCTGCTAGTGCGCCGGGCACATCACCTTGTTCGATAAGACGTTGAACTTCTTTCGCCTGTTTCAGTTTCTTTGGCTTACTTTCGCTTACTATGGCATTGTTCGGCTGCGTTTCGCTGTCTTTGGCTTGCTTCGGCTTAATACTGCTTAACTGTGCTTCATTAGGCTGTGCATGGCTGTCTGTGGCTTCACTGGGCTTAATCACTGCTTGTTCGGCTTCGTTCGGCTTTGCTTGGCTTACTTCTTCTTCCTTTGGCTCACTTCGGCTTAATGTCTGTTCCGAAAAAACCGGCTGAAAATCAAACCCGCCAAGCAGACCCGAAGATTTTTTGCTGGTTGACTTCATTCTTCTGTACCTTCCTTACAATACTTTTCATCAACAAACTGACCTTCTTCATCTATAAAAAATTCATTTTCCTCCCATCTTGCATCACAATTTTCATAATCTTCGCAAGATGCGACAGAACAGCCGATTCCTCCGCATTCTGTTTTCTTAAATTTTGTTGAAATCTTACCGTTTTTCCTTATTTTGTAATCTAAAGAATACTGGCACAAAACACTTACCACAATGTCTTTTCCACACAACGGACATGACTTTATAATTTTACTCATTTTCTTTCCCTTCACAATCATCTTTGCTAAAGCCTTGAAAGCAAGCCTGTGGATTTTTTGCTGGTTGATTTCATTCCTCTTCCTCCCAATCTTCATCTTCGAGGTCTGGTACAGCCGGTAAAGACTTCCAATGTGTAATGTTGTGCAATTTCCCATCTTTGCCTATCCACTTTTTAAGACCTCTTTCGTATCTTACGATTTCTACATCGTATTCGTCTTCACTAAATCCAATAACGTATTTGTTTGATTCATTTGGAAGTTTGTGCTTCGACTGCGCCCACTGATTCTCGGAAAGCTTTTCTTTCAGTTTTTCACAGTATTTTTTAGCGAGGTATTGCTGAGAATTATATGCAAGCTCTTTTTCTTCATCCGACAATTCATTAAATGAAACACCAAGATCTAAGAAATAAACCCGTCTTATATCTTCGATGCACGTCATTCCTACAAGGTGCGGGTATATATCATTCATTTTTATCCCCCTCTACAATTTTTTGCGCCAACGCCTTGAAATCCTCTGCGCTGGTACTCTTTGCCGTGTCACCGCTAAACAGGCTGTGCCGCTCTGCCTGCGCTTTACGAACGCCCATAGACGGTCTAATCTTCACGTCAAGCAGCTTTGTTCCCATGCTTTGTGCAATCACCGGGAGCTGCTCCACAACCTCTTTTGACAGGTTTTCACGGCTCTTGTACTGGTTCAGAAGCAGACCTTCAATCTTCAAGGTCGGGTTGAAATATCTGCGAACGTCACCAATGGTCTGCGAAAGCTGGCTCAAACCAGCCAGTGCGTAACGGTCTGCTGTGATGGGCACGATAATGCTGTTGGCGGCGATCAGCGCGTTCACAAGCGCAAGACCAAGCTGCGGGGGAGTGTCCAACACAATGTAATCATACTGCTCAGACACGCTTTCAAGGGCTTCTCGCAGCCGGAAGTTCTTGCCCATGTCCCGCACAAGCTGTTCGTCAATGTCCTTCAATGCGTTATCAGACGGAAGAATGTCACCAGCTTCACAGTGCTGGATTCCTTCCTCTGCTGTTCCTTGCCGTGTCATCACGTCAAACAGGGTGCATACGTCCTCTGTCTGTGCGCCGTAGGTGTCCGTTGCGTTGCACTGTGCATCGCAGTCTACCAGCAGGACTTTCTTGCCAAGCAACTGCAATGCACCAGCCAGACAGGTGCTTGTGGTGGTTTTTCCTGTGCCGCCCTTCTGGTTGGCGACAGCTATGATTTTTGCCATTTTATCACTCTTTCTTTATTCTTCTGGTTCATCAGGAAGTGGCATCCAATGGGTTACATGATATAACACATTATCATCAATCAGTTGCGTTTCACTATTGTTTCCATAGAACGCATCCGTCAACACATCATCTGTATACCATTTTTCACCTTTGAAGTCACCATAATAACCGAAAGTAACGCCCATCACTTTATCATAAATGATAATCTGAACGTACTTGTCTGGCATTTTATCTTTTACGCTAATCCAACCCATTCTCGCTCCTTTCTGTATCATCTGCTCATTCTAACTACTTTTGCAACGCTTCGATGGAATAGAAAGCGGGCATATACTTGTCCACAATGCCCGCCTTGTCCACGCTTCTAATCAGATAGCCAACAGGCCTGTCAGGAAACGGAGACCTGTCCAAAGACAAAATGTCATTATACGCAGCCTTTACCGTGTCGTAAACCGCTTCTCTGCGTTTTGGCAGCTTGATTTCAGGATGTTCTTTCTTCATCCACTTCTCAACTACCTTCGCCACGTCAATGCAGTCCTGCTTTTCCAGTTCGTCGCACATAGACCAGTCGAAATCCTCATATCCGCTTCTGCGGGGCTTTCTCACGGCTTTTTGAGGTTCGACCGGTACTTCGCTTGCCTGTGCTTCAATCAACGTCTCAGACGCTTTAATTTTGGGCTTAAACTTGACTGCCACAGCTTTTCGTGCCACAAGGACTGGTTCGTAGGTCACAACAATGTCAGACACGGCATTGATTTCGTCTACCGCAACGTCAAGTACTCGCTTGCGAAGGTTCTTATAAACATCGTAGCTGGCTTCCATTGCTCCGAGCTGCTCTCTCAACCTCTTCAGACTGATTTCATGCGGCTTGTTGTCCATATTCAACCAGTCCCGAAGAATCGAGTAAAGCAAGATGCTATACTGTGACTTCATTCGTGACGTGTAACGTAGCCGATACCGAACATATCCGCTTTCAGCAATGTCGAAAAAGATGGAGCGAAGGTCTGGATTGCAGGTGATTGCCACAACATAAGACCTTGTTTCGGGTACATAATCCAGTTTTGCCCTCGTGAACAAGACGAAGCTTTCAAACGTTCCTTTCTCTTTGTCAATCGGAATCGACACCGTATTGCCAAGAAAGTGTTTGATCTGCGGCTCAATCCTTCTTGCATCAAGGCTTTTCAGTCCAAGAAGCTCCCTGTATTCCGCCAAAGTGAACTCTACACGGCTACTGCTTGGGTCTCTCGGATTTATTCTTGATAGGTAAACCTCTAGCAGACGAAGTTCTCCTGCTGTGTAGTCCCTGAACTTCGCCCATACAAGGGATTTACTTTTTTCGACAAGGTTGTTGTCTGATATTTTTGGCATCTGCTCACTTCCTTTAATGGTCTGAAAACAGTATATCACAAATAGGGGGACGTGTCAACGCTTTTTGTCCCCCATGACTTGTCTTTTTGTCCCCCATATCCTCGTCATTTTGTCCCCCATGACTTGTCAAAACGTCCCCCATGCTTTGTCATTTCGTCCCCCGTCTACCTATTATATATTAAACAAGAAATAAACAAGAGGTTAAATATCATCATTAAATAGTCGATGACGATAATTTTCAACAAATTCTTTATTTTTCCATTCCAGTTTGTGGATAACTCAAGCCGTCACTTGCTAAATAAAACTGTACCGGTGGTGAAGCGACCTTCCATTAGCCATGCCAAACGTGGACGGATTGTGGATAGGTGTACAAAAAGTGGATGGAAAGGTATACCTAATCTGCACTATGGGGGACAGATTGACAAGCCGACCAATTAAAGGCGATAGATTAACGATAACTCGTTATTTATTCCGCGCGAATGTTGTCGATTTACAGCCTATGGGGGACGGAATGACAAGGTGAATTTGCCCGATAGGTGTACAAAAAGTGGATGAACGTGGACAAAATGTTCTTCAAAAACTACGATAATTCGACAATCAGCGCAAAATGTTTTCTTCGTTGATGGTATAAGAATCGTTTCGTTTCATGGCAGCAGCTTCTCCACAGTCCTGTGCCTGATATAAAATCTGCATATTGGGTTGTGTTCCGTCTGGGTCTGGGTCGGTTTTGGTGGCCTGTGCCATTTCATAATGACCTGTGACGGTGCGGCAGACGGACACACGATCACGCAAAGTCGTGTGAAGGTTGGCTACCATTTCGCACAGAACGGCAAGGTAATCTGAGCCGTGATTGCCATAGATTAGATAGCACAGCAGGTCAATTTCTTGCGGATGGGCGTCTTTGATATGTTCTATCAGCGTATCTCTCTTTCTCTCGGTGCTGGCATTGCCAGCCAGACTCTCCAATAATCCGGGATGCAAACAGGTGTCTATGTACGGCTTGACCGCAACACCGCAACACACAAACCACTTTATGATAGTAGAAGCATCTGGGGTCATTGTCCCTTGCTCATAACGAAAAATGGATGTCCGACCTACACCCATTTTGTCCGCAAGCTTCTGTTGGCTAAGCCCGGATTCTGCTCTTGCCATCTCTAACGCTTTTGCCACTCGTATCCTATAATCATCCATAAATACCCCTCTTTCGACAAAATGATACAAAAACAAAAGAATTTAACTAATATATTGTTCAAAATGTGAAACAATAATTGAAAAAAGTCGCTGTTTCATTGAAACAGCGAGATGTGATATAACTGTATTGTCAAAAAATTCCAAAGGGGAAGGGAACAAAAATGAGAGAAGCTGTAATCTGGAACCATGAACGTATGCCAATCATCGACGGAATGCCTGCCAGCGTTCCCGATGGGAAGCCGCACACACCTGAACCGTGGGAGGAAAGCTAATGAACCGAACCGTAGATGATCTGATTGTCCCATACGCTCGCAGACGGACGCTGGAGCTTGTCCTGAGCCTTTCTGGGTACGAAGCTGATAAAGATGCTTACCTCGAAGCAAAAGGCATTCTGGAACGCGCAATAGCCGCCTTAGACGATGGACGCGACCCGGCAGATAACATCGAACGCATTGACGGGCAGCTCGTAGAGCTGTGATTGGAGGAAAGATGGATAGGCGTTGTCCCTTTTGACTTGAACACTCGCGGCTTTCCTGATATGAAGTGATGGATGTGAAGAAAACGATTGATTTTTACGAAGCTGTTAAAAATACGTTGACTTTACAACTAAAAGATGTATAATCATATCAAATGAACGTCCGTACTTACCGATCGGGAGGATATGCCACAATGAGTGAACAAGAAAGAGCCAAGATTGACCGATTTATTGCATGGCTACTGGAACATCCTGAAAAGATTCCGGCAGCAGAACAAGCACTAGGCCTAGAATAACAGAAAACCCCTTGCGCAGAGCTATAATAGCCCGGCACAAGGGGTTTTTATTTTACCGGGTCAGAACCACTTCTTTTTTCGGTTTCTACGGTAACGATATTTTCTGCTATTGCCATATAGCACGCGGTCATTGCCTTTTAACAATGCCTGCATGAACCAGAAGCAAAAGGCACAGCCACACAACAGGTAATACACGAGCTTACCTCACATCTTCTCAATCAGGTTCATCAGCGCTTCACGCTGTTCCTTCGGCATAGATTCAAGTTTTCTTCTAATCCGCTCCACTGTTGCATCGACTTCACTTTGCGGCTGCTGGGACGGGTTTTCTTTTTGCTCGCCAGAAACCAAAGCATCCACGCTTGTTTCAAAATAAGAAGCTATCTTATCAAGCGTTTCATATTTCAATGTTTGCTTTCTCCCGTTCTTCAAATCGGTCAAAGACCCACGGCTTGCGCCCGATTCCTTGCACATAGTAGTCACGTTTACTCCACGCTGCTTGCAGAGTTTTTCAATATTTTCGTACAAGTTTGCCATAATTCCAGTCCTCGCATTGTAAGGTTTGCTGAAATTACGCGAACGCTTAAAAAAGCCTTGCATTTTACGCGAAAGCGTATTATACTAAGACCGTACCGCGAAGGCGTAATGAATGATTTCTAGCAACTTCATTATATTACACTTATGCGTAAAAATCAATAGCCGGAGGTGAAATAATGGCTGAAAAAAAGCCTCTTTGTGACTTTGGCAAAAAAATCGAGATTGCTCTTATCCAAAAAGACAAGACCAATGACTGGTTGATTGAAAAAGTCAAGGAGGACACCGGACGATATTTTGACCGTTCTTACCTTTTCAAGGTTAAGACTGGAAAGCTGGAAACGCCCGGAATCAAGAAAAGCATCTGCCGGATTTTGAACATTCAGGATTCGGGAGCATAAGAAAGGAGAAAAAATGGCAAACATTCAAGTTTTTGAATATCAGAACAACAAGGTTCGCACAGTCGATGTGGACGGCGAAGCGTGGTTCGTTCTGAAAGACGTATGCGCTGTGCTTGGCATTAGCAATAACCGTATGGCTGCTGACCGATTGGATGATGACGAAAAGGGTGTCAGCCTGATTGACACCCTTGGCGGAAAACAGGAAATGGTAATTGTCAACGAGAGCGGTCTGTATCATGTCATTCTTCGCAGCGACAAACCAGAAGCAGCACCGTTCCGCAGATGGGTCACAAACGATGTGCTTCCTGCAATCCGTAAGACCGGAAGCTACAACGCGCCGCAGCTTACCAGGTCGCAGCTTCTTGCAACTGCACTGATTGCGGCGCATGAGGAGCTGGAGGAGAAGGACAAGCGGATTGCAGAGCTAACACCGGATGCTGAGTTCGCTCGTGCTGTGTGCATTGCGGACAACTGCCGGACGGCCACCAGCATTGCAAAGGACTACGGTCTGACTGCTGAAAAGCTGAACAAGCTGCTTTACAGCCAGCGAGTTCAGTACAAAGACAGCGATGGTCAGTGGGTGCTGTACAAGCCCTATCAAGGCAAGGGATACACCAAGAATCGAAAAGGCAAAGCCATTCAGCGCTCCAACGGCAAGACTTATATCCTGAACACAACGGTTTGGACGGTCAATGGTGAAAAGCTCATCCATGAGCAGCTCAAGAAGCTGGGCATAACGCCGAGAATCGAGACCAGGACTGTTGCAGAACAGCAAGATTTCGGAGGGTGGGAGGACTGAACATGGAGCAGATTATCACCTTAAAGGTAGACCTTGAATACCCAGAAGAAGCCAAGTTTGCTATTGACGCCGCAGCCAAGACCTACTCAGATTTCAAGCGTGAGCAAGCGACAAGGCGCTTTGTAGAAAATGGCTGTACGCCGGAAGATGCAGAGAAAATCGCAAAGTTCATCCAGTTTCTTGACCAGTGTTTTTCTGAACACAATGAAAGAGCCTTAAGAAAGGCAAGTGAAGTGGATGGAGATTAAATACTGTGAACGGTGCGGCTGTCTTCTTGGCAAAGTTCTCAAAACCAAACGGTATTGCAAAGAATGTGCAATGTTGGTTAAAAAGGAAAACCAGGCAGCGCGACGCGCTCCATATGGCGTCGTTCCGTGCGAATGGTGCAAAAGGCCGATGCGTAAAGTATACGAACATCAAAAGTACCATCATAAATGCGCGAACGCTGTAAGACGAAAACGGGTCGCAGACTGGTGAAAAGAACACCCGGATTACGTCAAAACATCTTCTCGTAAAGCCAGACCGGAAGGGAGCCGGACGGAAGAAAAGCCTAAGCCGAAGTACACCATCAAACAGATGAACGATAAAGCAAAAGAGCTTGGAATGAGCTACGGTCATTACAGCACTTTGTTCGCGCAAGGAAAGGTAGACCCTCCCGATGAACGGTAAGTACTACGGAAAGCGCGAAATCCGCTGGCACAGCCGGGAGAAAGACCGGCTGGAACGCATCCAACGTAAGCGAAGGATGGCAAACGATGAAGAAAGCAATAAGCAGCTTCAACAAAAACAGCCCGTGGCAGAAGCGCTGGCAAGAGCGTGAACCTTTAAGACTGGAACATATCGAGAAAGAAAGAGTGAGGAAAAATGAAAAAAATCAAAGTCAGAATCACATTCACCGAAGCGGTTCTCGGCACTTGGCCTAGCAACCAGAACATCGCGCGAGAGTTCATCGCCAGCAAGTCCCCTGATGCTGCTACTGTCGAAGATGAGGTAGCAGCTCTGGGAGCTGATGCTGTGGCAGACAAGGGCATGACGGTGTTCCCCCGGAACGAAGCCGGACAGCCTGTTCTGTACGACTACCAGATAAAGGGCTTCTTCAAGGATTCTTGCGGTATGCTGGGGCGTATCGGCGGCAAGACCGAGACTGGCAAAAAGAAAGCTGTCAACGAATCCGGCAAGCTGATGGCTTACAAGAAGGTCATTGATGGTCTGATTTTCGTTCATCCCCGCATGATTCCCATTCATGTGAACGGTGAGATTACCGAGTGCCAGCGCCCTCTCCGCGCACAGACGGCGCAGGGTGAACGTGTAAGCCTTGCCAACAGTGAGCAGATTCCCGCTGGTTCGACCTGCGAGTTTGAAATCGTTCTTCTGGACGATTCTCACGAGAAGGTCGTGCGTGAGTGGCTGGACTACGGCGCTCTGCGTGGCATCGGCCAGTGGCGCAACAGTGGCAAAGGCCGCTATACCTACGAAGTTCTTGACTGAGTGCAATGGAATTGCATAGACACGACATGATTCGCTCCGCAACGGCAACGCATGGAGACGAAGTGACTTGAGCGGCAACGGCGATGCGCTGATTTGATTAGATCTGCAAAGGCATGGCGGAGCAAGGCTCAGACGAGCAATGGAATGGCAAGGAAAAGCTTGGAAAAGCAATGGCTATGGATGAAAGGCGTAGTTTTGATAAGCAAAGGCAATGCAGGACAAGGTAATGCGAGGCGACGGCAAAGAATAGAAACGATAGGCTAAGGCATTGAGTAGCTAGGAGCAGAACAGCAAAGGCAAAGCAATTCATCAAAGAGCAACAGCAAAAACGAAAGGAGACAAAATGAAAGCACTGATTGAAGTGGCCCTGATGTGGGGTATAGCGCTGGCGGTGGTTTTGGCGGTATTTCTGCTGAACTTCTGGATGGTGCATCACATCGGAATTCTGGTAGGTGCATCAGCTGCCCGTGGAATCATCACGGTATCTGTAGCAATGGCTACGGCATGGATACTGAGTTTTGGAGGTAATAAGAGTGAAAAGCCTGAAAGCTAATGTCCTTTGTACGCTTGGAATCGCGTTAGCGATTTTTTCGGTAGGATGCGGCGATGCAATCCAGAAAAGCCAAAGCGTGGTAGCAATGTTTGGGTACGTTTTCCTCTCGTGTAGCTTCCTTGCCGCAGCACTCGTCTTGTGTGCCATTGGGGTCAGTTCTGAAAATGAACGCATTGAACAGGAAAATCGCAAAGTAAAACGCATTCCTCACCACACCAACGAGTGGAGGGATGTACGATGAAATGCCCGATGTGCGGTAGTGACAACATTACAACAGTTGACAGCCGGCCTGAACACGACAGCATCACTCGACGCAAGAAGTGCCTTGTATGTAACTACCGGTGGTCTACCATCGAAATCGACAAAGACCAGTGGCACAGTGCGTTGCAAATCAAAGAGGAACGTAAGAGAGGAAGGCCAAAAGATGATTAACCTTGATAGATTCGGTGGAATAAACGAGCCGGAGGACGGCGTGTACTTTATGACCAACGAGCAGATGGCAGAAGCCAAAGAAGCTGACCGGATGGCTGAGATTGAGGACTTGCAGTCTGAAATTGAAGATAGGGAAGCGGAGCTGAAAGACCTCCGTGCGCAGCTGGCAGAACTGATGGCTGGCTGATTTTGCACAGCCAAGTTAAGCCAAAGTAAGAACAATGAAGCCTAATGAAGTCGAAGAAAGGAAAGAAAATGGGCAAATACAAGAAAGAAATTAAGCGCTGCGAAAAGTGCAATAAGCCTTTTTCAGTGTTCCCGAACAGCACGGAAACTCTTTGCGCAAGTTGCAAAAGGAACAACTTGGAGGAAACGCTTCGCAGAAACGGTCATGCACCGCAGCATATGCTTGTCAGGAGACCTTATGACGGAATCAAGGAAGCGTTTGCTGTCGAAGATGCCGCAAGAAGGGCTTCGTTGGACGAGAACACAAGCATTGAGAAAACTTGCCGTGACTGCGGAAAAGTATTCGAAATTTCTCGTTCAGAACGCATTTTCTTTGAATCGCATAACATGGTACTGCCCAAGTGTTGTCCGGCTTGCCGTAAAGCGAGAAAAGAAGCAAGGAAGGAGAACAACTGATGGACAACAGCAAAATCCATGAAGCTCTGATGGCTGTTCAGTCAGAGTTGAAAGCCCCGAAGGGGCAGATGAACAAGTTCGGTGGTTACAAGTACCGCTCGTGTGAGGACATCCTTGAAGCGGTCAAACCCATCTTGAAAGCGCATAGCCTTGTGCTACGGCTTTCCGACAAGCCTATTATCGTTGACAGTTGGCACTACATCGAAGCCACCGCAACAGTTGAATCGCAGGATGGTGCCACCTACGCGGTGACCGCATACGCTCGTGAGCCTGAATTTAAGAAGGGCATGGACGATTCGCAGATTACCGGCACTGCAAGTAGTTACGCCAGAAAGTACGCTTTGAACGGTCTGTTCTGCATTGACGATACGAAGGACGCTGATACCGACGAGTACCAGAAGCAGACGACAAGCAGAGCAATCAAGCCTGCACAGAAGCAATCGGAAGCGGAAACCATTCCCCCATGCGCTTGCTGCGGAAAGCAGTTGCAGCCTATTCAGTACAACAACCGCACCGTATCGCCACTGGAAACCGCAAGAAGCACGAAGAAACGCTTTGGGCGCGTCCTGTGTTGGGACTGTGCCAAGAAACAGCCGAAGGAGGGCTAAATAATGCTCAACTCTATTGCAATTCAGGGACATCTGGTTCACACCCCCGAAGCTAAGGTTACGAAATCCGGAAAGGATGTTTGCACGTTCAGCATTGCCTGCGACCGTCAGAGTGGCGGCCAGAAGGAAACCGACTTCTTCAACTGCACCGCATTTGGCAACACAGCACTGTTCGTTTCCAAGTGGTTCCAGAAGGGAAGCCTAATTCTGGTGACTGGTAGCATCCAGACCCGGAAGTATACCGATAAGCAGGGGAACAACCGCACCGCAACGGAAATCATGGCGAACAAGGTTGACTTCTGCGGCGGCAAGTCTGACAACAAGCCCGCCGATCGGGCGCAGGATGCACCGCAGAACTACTCTCAGGGTGACGCAGACGACTTCTCTGTGATTGACGATGATGGTTCGTTGCCATTCTGATTGGAGATGCGCATGAATCAGGAAGAAAAACGCATTGGACGCAAGATAAAATCTTGCTGTATGTGAAAGCCTGTATGTCTGCCACTGGTTTAACCAGAATGCCATCAAGAAGTGAATTGAGCGAGTATTACGGAAACGACAAGTTGACAAATGCAATTCGCCGTTTTCCGGGTGGCTATTACAAAATAGCTGAAATCCTCAATGTCGAAATGAAAGAAAGCGAAACGCAATTCGGAAAGTATGGCGAAGACCTTGCTACAAAACTGCTGGAAGAACATGGATTTGAGGTTGAGCGAATGTCAACTAGATACGCCTATGACCTTTATGTTAATGGAAGCGTTAAGGTTGATGTGAAAACGGCAAGGCCGAGCAAAGCAAATAAGAGTTTTTGCTATTCGTTTAACCTTGAAAAACGCTTTCCGACTTGTGATGTTTACTTTTTGATCGCAAAGAGCGAAGAAAAAGAAAGCATCTACATAGTTCCTGCATCTATCAACCAGACGCAGATTGGGCTTGGCACTGGAACGACCGTGTATAGCAAGTATCAAGACCGATATGACATTATCACTGATATGAGCAAGGCTTTCGCTTCGGCAAAGTCATGACCGCCTACCTTATATAAGAGCTGCGCTATCTGGCTGGACGGGCGTTTGGAAAGATGAAACACTTGGGCGACATCACAAAGATTCACGGAGACCAGATAGAGCCTGTGGACTGCATCACGTTCGGAAGCCCGTGTCAGGACTTGTCCATTGCTGGGCGCAGGGCGGGACTTGCCGGAGAACGCTCCAGGCTGTTCATAGAAGCGGTTCGAATCATAAAAGAAATGAGGTCAAGCACAAATGGACTGTATCCAACTTTCGCTATTTGGGAGAATGTCCCCGGAGCTTTCAGCTCCAATGGTGGAGAAGATTTCAGAGCCGTGCTGGAAGAACTTGCCCGTGTGGAACAACCAGACGCTTCAATTCCTAGACCTCCGAAGGGGGGCAGATGGAACAAAGCCGGAGCAATTGCAGGAAACGGATGGTCTCTGGCTTGGCGACAGCTTGACGCTCAATATTGGGGAGTCCCCCAAAGAAGAAAGAGTATCGCTCTTGTCGCAGATTTTGGAGGTCAACGTGCCGCAGAAATACTATTTGAGCGCACGGGCGTGTCAAGGAATCCTGACCCGTGCGTCAAGGCGTGGAAAGCCACTCCCAGACATTCTCAGGCAAGCCCTTATGGACGTGATAGGGGGGACAATTCCTACACTCTGAAAATCCGTAGTGGATGTGCCGGTGGTGGTAAAGGTGCGCTGGTACAAACCGAAAAAAGTGCAACGCTTTCTACACTGCAAGACCAGACGTTGTTTCAACCGATTCCTGTGCTGAACGACCAGGGCGGAAGCGTGATGGATGTGAGCTACGATGTGACGGGCACTTTGAGGGCGCAAGAACACGGACACCAGCCGATAGTTTTTGATGCTCGTGGCAGCGGTGACGGAAAAATCGTGCCAACAATTACAGGAGACCACGAAAACAGAATCACAGACTACACGGCTATCGCAATCGAACGCAAGACCTTCAACGAACAGTCTTTCAGCCACTACAAGGAAAGTGACAAATGTTCAACCTTGAAAGCAAAAGCTGGAAACATCGGCAATGGAAGCGAGTGTCTGATCGCAGAGAAACATGATTCATCGAAAGCGGATGGCGTTCAGACGAAACCGTTCTGTGCTGGCTTTTCTTACAAAGTTGGAGCAAAAGCAATGGGAATCGGATATGAAATAGAAAAAGCTGGAACATTATCCGCAGAAAGACACGATTCTGCCGTGTTGGAGAAAACCATCCGTTGGATTGTTCGCCGTCTGACCCCTGTTGAGTGTGAACGCTTGCAAGGCTACCCGGACGGATACACCGATATTGGTGATTGGATAGACAGTAAGGGAAAGAAGCACAAATACGCTGACAGCCCACGGTACAAGGCTCTGGGCAACTCAATCGCTTTGCCACAATGGTTTTGGCTGGCGCAAAGGATGCGCCCTTACCTGAAAGAAAAGCCTACGCTGGGTAGCCTATTCGATGGCCTGGGCGGTTTCCCTTTGGTCTAGCAAAGAGCATACGGCGAGGGCACCGCACGGTGGGCAAGCGAAATCGAAGAGTTCCCGATGGCTGTAACAAAAAGGAGATTTGGCGAAGAATGATTACCTGTTGCAAAGACTGCACATCACGCCACCAAGCTTGCCACGACACCTGCGAGAAGTACAAGGCAGAGAAGAAAGACTTCGAGGAACGCAAAGCGTTCGTGTATGAGCTGAACCACAGCCAGAGCGTGTACCACCGTGATTATGAGGACAAGCACCGGGAACGTGGCAAGAAACGGTTTCTCGGAAGTGAATTTAGAGGTGAACGAGGATGAGACTTGTTGACACAGAGGATGTAATTGATGCATTGGGGAACATGGAAGAACCCATCGACCTAAAAGAAGCAGAAGAATGGATTGATACGGTTCCAACCGCTATGCAGTTATGGACAAGCGTAAAAAACGCACAACCTAGTGAAAATGGGGTTTATTTTGTTGTTTACGATTTTTGGTATTGGCGCAACTGCATTAAAACAATGCAGTTCAAAGATGGGGAATGGGTTGATGATGGATACCCTGTCAAGTTTTGGATGCCAATTCCTAGAATCCCCAAAGAGGATGAATAATGAACGAACTTAACGAAAAGTACGAAATTATTTACACAGACCCACCGTGGCCGCAGAAAAAAGGAAACGTCAGAAAATGCAGACCGAATCAAGGAAAAGAACTTGATTACCAAACTCTTTCGCTTGATGATTGCTTTTCCATTCAAGACGTTTTCTTTGAAAATACAGCAGACCGCCATAATGTGTTTATGTGGTGCATTGACAAGTTCTTAATGGAAGCGGAACGGCAAATGGCAAAGCGTGGCTACAAACTCCATGCGAGAATGGTTTGGGATAAAGAAAACGGCGTTGCTCCTGCTTTTACGGTTCGGTTCTCGCACGAATATCTCTTGTGGTTCTACAAGCCCGGAAAAATGCTGATGCCAAGAAAAGAAACGAGAGGTAAATACACAACGATACTTCGAGAACCCGCTACATACCATAGTCATAAACCACAATGCGCCTATAAAATGTTAGAGGATATGTTTCCGACAGCTAAAAAGATTGAGCTATTTGCAAGAAACCATCGTGAAGGATGGGATGCTTTTGGAAATCAAATCGAGGACAACGAATGAACACCGGCAAGCAGTTTGAAGCGGACTTCAAGAAATCCGTCCCATTCGATGCGTGGTGCTACCGCCTGAAAGACAGTGCTGCAACCTACTACGGCGGCAACGAGAACCTGTCCTTTTCCATCGACAACATCTGCGACTTCCTTGTGTACCGATACCCGATGAACCACCTGTTTGAGCTGAAAACCATCGAAACGCCCTATATCCCTCTGGAAAAGGTGTTCGGCAAGTACGACAAGGCAAAGTGCAAATACCGCAAGGAAAAGCATATCACTGACATGGTGGAAGCAATGGGGTACAGTGGTCAGACCGCCCATGTGATAGTTAATTACAGAGCGGTCAACCGCACCTTTGCAATCCCTGCCAGCAAGGTTCTAGCATTTCGTTACAACGAGAGTCGGAAAAGCATCCCTTGGCAGTGGGCAGAGCAAGAGGGAATAGAGATCAAAGCAAAAAGGATGCGTGTCCATTGGCGGTATGATGTGGATGGGCTGCTAAAGAGATTGGAGAACGAAAATGACAATGATATGCGATAGGTGCGGCGAAGCGTTTCTGCTTTCCAACGATGTGAAATACATGACACCGTTTGATGACGAACTTAACCAATTTGAAAGCAATTCTATTGTAAAGTGTCTTGCTGGCGATGATAAAGGGATTTACTCGATAAGAGATGAAACCGTTGTCCTTTGCCCCTCTTGCATGGAAAAGCTGAACGACTGGCTGAAAGGAGAACAGAAGTGAGCAAGAAAGTTTCAGACATTCTGCCTAAGACGGAAATCTTGGCACAGTTGGCAGAAGAAGCATCCGAACTGGCACAGGCTGCATTGAAGCTGCGCCGAGTGCTGGATGGCACGAACCCGACACCGAAGAGTGTTGAGGAATGCTTAGAAAATATACAAGAAGAAATGGCGGATGTTTTTGTCTGCCTAACCATGTTTGGCAAGTCCGCCGAAAGAGACGGAATCTTGATTTATAACAGGTACATGGAAAATGTTATCAAAATCGAAGATGAAAAAGAAGCTCGTTGGCTCTCTCGCCTTGAAGCAAAGGAGCAGTCGGATGAATAAATTCGGAAACTGCCCTCTATGTGGTAAACAGGTCAAACCGACCAACCTCCGCAAAATTGCACGGCAGAACCAGTTGTATGGCTTTCGCATGGCTCTAGATGGAATCGCTGCCACATGGGGCGCACTGATTCAAAATCTCCGGTGCGATGCAGACCTGACCGATGAACAGGTGCAGAAAATCATCCGCATTGGTGACAGGTATTGGGAGATGGTCGGTAAGTTCAAAGAAGAGGACATGACCCCTGACGAGTTTGCAGATTACATCACAGCAAAGTCAGAGCAGGTCGAAAAAGAGCTGAGAGAAAGGTGGAGCTAACAATGTTTGAATTTGCAACTCGCTGGCTGGTCTGCCTAGTCCTACTGGCGGTGGTGGTTCAGTCCGAACGGACAATCAAAGACACGGTAGACAACCTGTTTGAAAAGCGGCAGGCAATGCTTGTCTGGCTATTCGTCAACGTGTGTTTGGCCGTTTGTACGGCTGTTGTGATGGGGTGGAAATGATGAAAATTTGCGACATTGAGAGAAAAGAAATCAATTTTGGGTGTCTGGAATATGGAGATGTGTTTGAGATAAGCGGCGAAATTCTCGTGAAAGCTAACGTGAACCTTTCGGTAAGTAAATTGTCTGGAGGTGTCAGCTTAAAAAGCGGAGAGTTTTTGAAGATAGATAAGTTTCTTCCCGTCAAGATGGTAAACGCTCATCTCCAGTTGGAGGGCTAAGAAAAATCATGTACAACGAACTTTATGACATTGAAAAGAGGATGGAAAGAAGCCGTAGAAAGTTTGCGATTTTTCAGGGAATTGTGATTGCTTTTATTGCAATCGTGGCAGTTTCGTCCATCGTACTTTCCATCTTTATGTATAAGGGCTTGTTTTCCGCAGACATCCCCGAATGGATGAAGTGGGCATTTGTATTTCTTGGGAGGTAAGTATGGACAACGAACTTTACTGCCCGATGAAGATGACCAGCAATCCGCTTGGTCGGTGCGTATGCGAGAAAGAGAAGTGCGCTTGGTGGAACGAACTTGGCAGTTGCTGTTCCGTTTGGCGGATTGCACGGAAGCTAGACAACATCGAAATGAAGATGAAGAGGTGAGAATTCTTGGCAACACCCCCGAAGCGTGGTCGTGGCAGACCGCCGCTGACCGAAGCTGAAAAGAAAAAGCGCGAGAAGCGGGCGCAAAAGGCGAAAGAAGAAGCCGCTGCGAAGCGTGAGAAAGAGCGAGAGAAGAAAAAGCAACAGATGCTTAACAAGCGGAAATCTATCCGCTCACAGGTGAGTAAAAAGGTGAAAGAACAACAGGAGTTAGCAATCACGAGGTCTAAGATGCTGAACACAGGCGATTTGCAGTCGAGAATCGGTGATGAAGAGGACAAGAAGGTCATCGGCATGATTGCAGCCAAGTATTTTGGCGACCTTCCAAGCGTGGACATGAACAATCCGATTGAAGTGCAGCAACGCCTTGACTTCTTCTTTGACGCTTGCATCGAAGCCAGAATCTCCCCTGTGGTGGAATGGATTGCGCTGGTGCTGGGCATCGAATGGGTGAGCCTAAAGCAGATTATGGCGGGTAAACGCCGTGACGACAGCTTGCAGCAGAAATACATCTTGAAGCTGATTCTGCAAATGCAGTCCATGTGGGCGTACAACGGTATGTACGGTCAGGAGAACCCGGCAGAGTGGATTTTCAGAGCCAAGAACTATTTTGGTATGCGTGACAACGTGGAAGTCACCGTTGCACCGCCTGAACAGCCGTTGGGTGATGCTCAGAGTGCAGAACAGTTGGCTCAGAAGTACCAGACGGCTTTGCCGAAAGGGATTGATGTGGAGTACAGAGAGGTGGCAAACGATGAAAAAGCTGTACAAGATACTTACGTCATGGACTGATGGGATTAAAGTGAGAGGCTTTCAAACTCCATCTCTTGTCACGTTTCGAGAACTTGTCCGCATTTATAAGGAAACAAAAGCTGGGAATCATCCTGAATTTATTGACGGAGAAGCAAAAAGGATTCTTGAGAAATGTGGATTCCAACTTGAGCCATGCGGAATTGGCTGGATAGTAGATAATGTGAAACAAGGTGATTTTTCTGGAGAAACTAAGCAAAGACGAATTAAGAAAACGGAGAAATGCCGAGAAGCGTGAAAGGTATCATTGGTACGTTTCACATGGAATTTGCCCGTTTTGCCTTAATGATGCACAACCCGGAAGAGTTAGATGTGCTGTTTGTTTAGAAAAAAATTATGCAAGCCATCAAAAACATGATGCAAACAGAACAGAGAAGCAAAAATCCGATTATCTGCAAAAACATAAATTGCGTCAACGCGAAAAACGTCAAAGGCTGAAAGAACAAGGAATATGCCCCGTTTGCATGAAACGTCCTGTTTCAAAAGGATTTAAGTCCTGCATTGAATGCAGGACGAAAGAAAAGCAAAAAACGGAAAGAGAAGGGAAATCTTATAGAAAAACACTTGGCCTATGCGCCTATTGTGATGAACCGCCAATTCCAGGCAAGCGTTGCTGTCCGAAGCACTATGCAAGCCGTATTGTTGGCATCACAAAATGTAGGCAGTCAGAGGGCTTTCGGCTGTCACAAATCGAACAGAAAAAACGCATAAACGTCTTTTGGAGAGAAATGGAATGGGAAAGAAACCAAAGATTGAAGCAACCCCAATGGATACGCCCATAACCCCATTGATTGACTTTTCCGACCCCTGCCTACGCACGTTCCTGCCTGTCCTCTTGCAGGACCACACGACAGGCAAGAACATCATCTGGGCGACAGACCCACCGCCTGAACTGGGCGTAAACTTTGCGGATGAAATCACGCTAGAACAAATCAAGAAGTGCCCACCAGTGCCACGAGTTCTCAAGCGTCTGGATGAGCAGAAGCAAAGAACCAAAGCAAAAGCAGAGGTTTTCACTCCTTCTTGGGTCTGCGAAAAGATGATAGACATGGGCGAAGAAAACGGTGCGATGCCCGATATGAAGAAAGAACCTATCAAGTACATCCATTCGACAGTCCTTGAAATCACCTGCGGAGAAGCACCATTCCTTGTGAACCGATACGACACGGTAACAGGCAAAAAGATTCCAGTACCAAAACGGAAAGGACTATTTGACCGCAAACTGAAATGTGTAGACAACTGGTTTGATTGGAATGTCTGGACATGGCACGATGTGGCAGAGGACGCAGCGACGACTACATACGGCTATGAGTGGCAGGGTGACAGCCTGCTGCTAGCAAGAGCAAATATGCTCCTGACATGGCGAGAGAACTTTAAGTGGCTGTTCGGCATAGAGCCTGATGCTGGGAAAGTTCGCAACATGGCTGCTATCATCTCATGGAATGTTTGGCAGATGGATGGGCTGAAAAAGACCGTTCCCGGCACGGACATTCCGTGCAAAATCAAAGACTGGAAAGCAGACAAAGAAATCCTGTTCAAGGACGTTGGGGAGGATAAATAAAAAATGAAGTCAGTTTTATTAAGCATCAACCCAAGTTGGTGCAATCTTATTTTTCTCGGAATAAAAACTCTTGAAATACGGAAAACAAAGCCGAATATGGGTGATAAACCTTTCAAATGTTATGTTTATTGTACGAAAACCAAAAATGGATGGTTCAAAGAGTGCGATGGGCACTTGGAACAACTGGACGGAAAAGTTATAGGAGAGTTCACTTGCAATCATCTGTACGAAATCACGCCAGAATCGGATTGTTTGCCAGAAGGATTTGAGGAAATGTCCGGTCTTAGGAAAAAAGAAATTTTGGATTATGTCGGCAAGAAAGGCTGGGCATGGAGCATTTCCAATGTGAAATTGTATGAACATCCAAAATTTTTATTTGAGTTTACTCGTTATTGCATTCTTATGGGGAATAGAGGAGTTTGCAATTTTAATAAAGTGAGATGCAATTATCAAGTAGAAGAATGGGGCGAAACGAATAGACGTTTTTGCAATAAGTGCTTAAAGCGCCCACCCCAAAGCTGGTGTTATGTGGAAGGATGATAATATGCAAACTGACAGAGGAATCTACCACAAGCGAGTATGTGACCGCTGCGGAGCGGTTCTGGGCGGCAGGATGATGAACCCTGACGAATACTTCAAGGACTGGGCGTGGCGCAGGGACACGGGCGACCTGTGCCCGGAGTGCTATGCAGAGTATAAGCAAGTGATCGGGCGGTTCAACAGAGAAAAGAGAGGGCAGAGACAATGAAAAGATGTTCCGTTTGGCGTTGCAAGCAATGCGGCATGGTTATCTACAACACCGAAGATGCGAAAATTCCTGACGATGCGTTTGACGAACTTTTTTAGCCTTGAAACCGTTTGCAATAACTTAAAAGGGTTTAATTTGCCGAGCGTAAAATACACGCATAAATGCGACCCGCAGACAATCGGCTTGTGTGACTTTATTGGATGGAGGAAGTACGAATGAACTTCTACTGCACCACCGAACATTGCTCTTGCATGGGCATCAAGCAGTTCTCCGCTGGCAAGGCTATCCGATGCACAGCAGAATCCTGTGAAAACAAATCTGAGCCGTCCTGTGGCTCTTGCAAATGGTACGTAGAGCCGGAGGGCGTATGCGTGAACGACCGGTCAGAACACGTTGCAGACTTCGTGTGGGATGAACGTGGATGCAAGGAATGGGAGAAAAAAGAAAATGAGTAATATTGGAAATGCGTTGATTGTGGTTTTAGTTTCTTTTCTGGTTGGAACATTTATATGTGGGGTGGCATATCTCATTGAAAAAATTTTGATATGGGATATATTTTTGAACGAAATTTCCGATGAAAAGATAAAGGTTCTTGCGGATGCAATTCTCCACATTTTTACTTTTTTGATTGGATTTGCGGTCTTATATGCGGCGTACAAGGCGGGAATATAAAAATGGCTAACACACTCTGGCATCCAGTAAGCGAACCGCCACGAGAGCGGACGCAGCCTTTGCTGCTTGCAACTAAGACAACATGGCGTGATAAAGATGGAAAAATGTTGCAAGGATTCTCGCCAACAGCGTACTTTCTTGGCTGTTACGCAGACGGTCAGTTCTGGGATGAGATAGGCGAGAGACTGCCGAAAGATGTAACGGTGACGCATTGGATGGCGTTTCCGATGGTATAGGAGGGCTAAACATGACAAACAAGAAGTTTGGCATCATCGTTATGGACTTGAGCCTTTTCGACTTCGGGCCGAAGTCGCCTTGCGGGTATATCAAGGCAAAGCATATCCGCCCAGCATACGGCAAAGGCGCAAGGCCTGTCAAAGCGCATAAGCGAATCACGAGAACGAGAGAGGGATTTAGAAAGTGAAAAAGCTTAAATTTCCTGAAGATTTCTTTGCGTACGACAACCCAGACTGCCCCGACAAGGACATTGAAAAAGCCGTGAACAAAATGAAGAATTGGATGAATGGCGAGACTTACAAGAGCAACCCTTGGTTCTTTATGGCTGCTGGCAACTATCTGATTGTCGGTCTGATTGCTGAGGACAGGCAGAAAACAATCTACGTTGCACGGCAGTATTATGAGATAGTCAACATTCCGGGCGAAGGCTGGCTGCGTGAACCTGACGCTGAGTGCCTGTTTTAAGGAGAATTAAAGATGGAAGAACTTAAGAGATGTCCGTTCTGCGGTGGGAAAGCCGTGTTTTCCATAAAGAAGGATTTTTCAAGAAGCCTTATAAAAGAATACGAATTTAACATCCGATGCAATAAATGTGGTTTCACAAATCCCAATAGAAAGTATCAAATCGAGTTTAGAATGAACGATAGTGGAGAGATTGAAATTATCCACGATGGACGCAAAGACGCTATCGAAGCATGGAACAAACGCTACAAAGAGGACTGAGTATGGACAAAAAACGAGACAGCTTTACATTCCAACGATACTACTTTGAAGCCATCTCCACACTCAAAAGTAAAGAGAAGCTGGAACTATACGATGCAATCTGTGCATACGTTTTTGAAGAAAAAGACGCAACTTTGAACTCAAAAAAAGCAGAATCTTGTTTCATTTTAATTAAACATCTGCTCGATGAAGAATCGAAAAGAAGCGATATTGCGTCAAAAGGATGGTCTACACGAAAGTCGGCTCATCCTCATGTCATAAATGATATGAAGGTCAGCTCATCTATGAGTTCAAAGTCAGATGATGATGAACCCATTGTATCACCTGACAATCAGACGAGCGTCAAAACCTTGCCGGAAAGTGCAGTCAAGAAGAAACCTGACATCTTCTCCGACTTTGCCCATGGCGATAAAGCCCTGCTGGAATCCCTGCGAGAGTTCGCACAGATGCGTACAAGAATCAAGAAGCCTATGACAGACCGGGCAAAACAGATGCTCTGCAACAAGCTGGAAAAGTTTGATCGGAATGACTGGAAAGCCATTCTCGACCAGAGCATCTATGCTGGATGGCAGGACATTTACGCATTGAAACAGGATGACCAGTACGAGCAAAGTACGGAGATGGAGTTTCCTAGACTATGACAATGGACGTTCAAACGGTATTTATCGGTGCGCTGATGCTCTGCAAGCCGGGCGTTGTGGATGAAATCATACCAGACCTTGAACTTGAATTGTTCAGACCTGAGCTGAGAGACGCTTTTGCGGCTGTTCAGGGCTATTGGACGGCTAGGGGTAAGATAGATATAGTCGAGATAAACACGCAGCATCCAGACGTAGCACAGACGCTCTTGGCGTGTGTACAAACCTGTGAATCAGAGTGTGTACGAATTGACAGGGAGCAGATGCAGCGTTGGACACAGCTTATCAGAGAACAAGCTGCACTTACTCGTGTGCAAGGTCTGGCATTTCAGATGATCAGCGAGCTTACCGACTATTCTGATCTATCAGACATTTACCAGCAGATGGGCGAAGCAATGAGCCTGAAAGCTGAGGAAGAAGATGCGTGGACATACGAGGATGTGCTGAACGACTATGTGCTTCACATGGACGAGAAGCCTGTGTACATCAAGACAGGCCTAGAGCGTCTGGATGAAGCGCTGCACATCTCACCGGGTGATTTCATCATTATCGGCGGAAGACCATCTGCGGGCAAGACAGCCCTGTCCTTGCAAATAGCAGCAAGCATGGCAAAGCAGGGCTACACCGTGTACTATTTCAGCTTAGAAACCAGCAAACGCAAGTTGGGCGCACGTCTGATGGCTAATCAAATATACTGCCCTCTGGACACGGTGAAAAATAAGGCGGTCAGCTTGAATGAGATTGACGGACAGGCAAAGAACATGAAGATGCCCTTGTATATTCGCTCCGCTGCCGGAAAGAACGTTGCGTGGATGAAGGCTCAGGCTCTCCGTAAAAAGGCTCAGGTCATCTTCGTAGACTATCTTCAACTCATCCACGAAACGGGCGCAAAGGACAGATATGCCGCCATTACAGCCATATCCATTGCCTTACACGAACTGGCACAGACCACAGGCATTGTCGTGGTGGCACTGGCACAGCTTAATCGAAACCCATCCAAGCCCGGAGCAACGCCTACTAACTCCGACTTGCGAGAGAGCGGGCAGATTGAACAGGACGCTGATGCAATTATCCTTCTGTCCGGCGATAATCCAGACAAGTACCTGTTCCGGCTGAGCAAGAACAAGGAAGGCGAGATAGGCGACCTTCCCATTACGTTTAACAAGCAGATTCAACGGTTCCAAGAGTACACTTGGATGGATTGAGCACATGGGCTGTCAGAAATGGCAGTCTTTTGTTTTTTTAACTCCACGAGAAAGCCTGTTTTAAGGCGTTTTGGATGCCGGACGATAACTTTATCGGCTTTACCGCAAAAACGCGCCACAGACACTCGTAGGCGGCTCTCCGTTGATGCTGATGGTATATCTCAAACTAGACCATGCGATTAGACCGATGTAAGAGCGTGGAGAGCGGCTTTTCATAGTCAGACGTGAAAGTTATCGGGGCAATCAAAAAAACGCGCCAGACAGGCTCCTACATGCCTTTCCAGCGATGATAGTAGCTAGATGGG